GTCGAATTTACCCGCCCACCCCGTCGTTAGGGAGTACCTAATAGAGTGGGCACTCACATAGCTATTGCCTATGGGGCGGATCATCGACAACTCCTATTGCTGCGAGCTTGGTTATAGGCCAGGCCTATTGTGCGTTGTTGTTAGCGTTATGGCAACCGTTGGCCCTGCAATGCGCTAACATTGATTGATGCGCACCGAGTCTGCGGCCGTATCCAATGCAATCGCCCTAGTCATGGGCCAGGGCATGACGGCGCGCGCTGCAGCTTTACAGTGCGGTTGTCATTGGGTCACCTTGTCGCGTGCGCTGGCACGGCGCGGGGTCAAGCTGCAAGTCGGCAGGAAAGCACAAAAGCCCAAGGATTAGGGTTTGTACCTATTCCCATAACGCTAACATTCTCCGATGATGCACACATGCGCTGCAGAAGTGGCGCACCGATACAGGCCGGATGCCTGGCACTCTACGGAGTCGATATGCAACACGTCATCAGCTACGCCTACGCCACAAGCCACACTGCAAAGCGCCTGTGTCAAGCCCGTACCGGGTGCTGGGTGTATGAATGCAATGGGAAAGCCAGCGCCTTTGCGAACTATGCGCAAGCTGCGCTCTATGCCAAATTGTTGCAGACTAACCCTGACCGTTGGAGCGCAGACCACCCGGCCAATGCTCAGTTTCTGGCTTCAGCGTAAGGGGCGCCCATGCACACACCCAGCTTACTAGACACACTGCGCGCCGATGTCCAGCGTATCGCCGACGCAGAAGGCGACCTTCGCACACTGCGCACAATCTACCTGGACATGATCGGGCTAGAGTGCGTTGACGCTGACGACGACGACGGCACCACTAGCGCCGATGATGTGTCCGAACTGTTGCGCGATCACTTGCGCGAACTGTGTTTTGAAGCTGGCATCCATTGCGCAGCCGTTGGCCTGTAGATTTTTGCGAAACCTAGGGTTTGCCCTAGTATTATAACGCTAACATTCTTTTATAGTTCACTCACTGCAGCAAAACGCTGCAACCGATACCAGGCGGTTAACTGGCACTCCTAGGAGCTTCTATGCGCAGGCATACAGTATCCCGCCGAGCGTCAAGTATGACGACATCCGCGCTGAGTTTGTTCGCAACGCCTAGCCCATGCACCTAGCCCCTGCAGGGGGCTATAGCATGCGCTACAGCGCCCGATGCTGCACGGTTTGCAGCGCTTTCAAGGGGTACACCATGGCACGAGAAGTAAGCAGGGAAGAATTTTTTGCATCGGTTGGGAAACTTGACGTTCACCCTACCCCAGTCGGAAACTATCCGTACACCTCAGTTTTCAAGGATCGCGCAGGCGTTGAACGTGGGCGGATTGTGAAAAACATACCGGCCGGCTATGCGCTGCCTGTTTCATCGTATTTTTTGCCCGTTTGACCGCATCCACCTAGCCCGCGCTGTGCGGGTTATCGGATGCGGTTTGCCGTTTCCCCATGCTGGCGGGTTGCCAGTGATTCCACGGAGTCTAGATCATGCTTTCACCCGGTTTTACTTCAGCCCTTGGGCTGTATCAAGCACTGCAACATGCTGCAGCACATGCGCCGACAGACCAGATTGTGCACAGCCTGCCAGACTGGCGCCCGGCCGATGACGGAGAACAAACCGAGGTTTATTTGCTGCACACTGCCAACGGTTGGCATCAGCCAAAGATACCGGCACAGACTGGCGTGATTGCCATGCATGGCCCACAACGGCACAGCGTGGGAAAGCTGACCTTTGCTTTTACCCCGTCACCCGGGGTTCGATCATCGTTTTCCGTCGTTGGCATCCGGCCCAGACTGCTGGAAATGGCCGAACAAGTACGCAAGCACTGGGCACTGTACGGCGGTGGCCCTAAGCCAGCGATTGACAAGCCGGTCAAGCGTGCCGTGACATGGCCGGCCAGCATCATCAAGGTTTGGTTAGCCCAGATTGAAGACCGTGACTTTGCCGGGGCCATGCTTACGGCTGAAAACATCGGTGCCAAGTATTACCCTGGCAACCGTGATTCTGTGATCGTGCTTGCCGCGCCCGTGCAAGTCGAAGGCCTGCCCGATGGTATGTGCAGCGTGCGACGTGGCGATGGCCGCTGGGTTGTTGCAGACACCCGGTCTGGCAGGGCTATGGAATCGCGCGGGTTCGGGTCGCGCAAAGCTGCCGAGGAATCGGCCCTGGCATTCTGGGGTGCTATGGACGACGACAGGCGCGCGAATGCCTTGCACGTCATCGCAAACCATGAAGCGGCAGACACTGCAGCGGCACGAGCGGCCTACTGTCGCGCGGTTGGCATTGAAGACCCTGCACAGCCCCAGGAACAAGCCCAAGAAGCCCCAGAAACCCAGGAACCCGCGCCGATGTCCGATTGCATGGCCGACATCATTGCAGCGGCTGCAGAACCAGCGCCAGACTTTGGGGGCCTGAATGTAGGCGACGACATCACAGCACCGCATGGCGTTGTGCCGCGCGGTACTGGCGCGATTGACTGCGCCTATCACGATGCAAGTGACGATGGCTTGCCGCTATCGCAACCCGGCCAGCCCGCGCCAGTAGTCGCACCCCCCTCCGGCGGAAGTCTGTATACCCCTCCGGCGGAAGCCGGCAGACCCCCTCCAGCGCAAACGGCGCAGCCTGAAAAGCCCGGCGGGTCGCCTAAGTCTGGGGCAGTGCTTGTGTCGTGGCCTAAGCCCAGGCGCGCGGCGCGAGCTAGGTCTAGCCCTAACCCTGGCATCCGGTGGCGCGGCGTTGCACCCCCTCCGGTGGAAAGCTGGCGCATACCTCCGGCGGAAGTCTGGCAGGGTTTTACCCCCTGGCGTGCAAAAGACACGGGCCGATGGCGATGCCATGGCCAGGCGCGCAAGTTTGGCCAAGGGCTGGGTTTGCGTGGCATCGTGGCGCCAATATGCGGCCCGCCTGCTTTTCCAGCTCTACAGGCCCGGCATCATCAACGACAACAGGAGCGGCATCATGGCCAACTCTAGACACCATCTTTGGCAAAAGCGCTGGACGCTGGACGCTGAAACAGGCGAAGCAAGACACGAAACCGGGCTTGTCTGCCGTTTTGTGCCAGGCTCTGCAGCATCAAGAAGCGCCGATACGCTGGACGTAGACAACGCTGATGCGGTTGTTTTGGCGCTTACTCCCAAGAATGGGCACAACGCGCGGGCTATGGTTCAGCGCTTGATTGCAGAAGGCCGGGCGGTTTTGGCGGCTGGGTCCACGTTCAAGGCCAGGCTGTAGGCTACCCCACCTCCGGCGGAAGTCTGGCACCCCCTGGCGTGCAAATGACACAGCCCCCTCCGGCGGAAGCCGGCAGACCCCCTCGCGTGCAAAAGACACAGTGCATACCCCTGGCGTGCAAAAGACACAGCGGCTCAGACTGCTGCCTTCAGGGTTTCGCGGGTCTTGGCTGCGTACTCCCGCTCCAATTTCCTGCGGTCTTCGCGGCTAAATCTACCGCTGGTTCCAATGAGCCAATGGCATCCGTTGTAGTAGTAATTCGGCCCACACAGCGGAAAACAGGTGTAGTCGCTGCTTTTGATAGCCATGCCTTTGCCTTCATCGCCATGTGCAGCCTGGCTGTAGCCTTCAATGCCGCAGTGCGCGCACGGCAGCGCGGCCACAAGGCGCCTGTATGCCTCATCCCTGGCCGGCCGTTCCTTGGGTACTGGCACGCTCATCCTAGCCTTGCCGTCGTCCCTGCGTAGCGCTGGGGTGCGTGGCTTGACGGTGTAGCTGTCCATCTGCTTTGCTGGCTTTGGCGCTGGCCGGCGCATGGGGCGGGATTGCAGGGTCATGCCAGACCTTTCATGCTGGCGACCAATCGCAGCGCCCCGTCAACGTCGGTCAGCGTCGCCACAGGCCCGCCGCGCCATTCCTGCATGAACGCTTCCTGCAGCGGTGTGTAGCGTGACGGCTTCGGTTTGCGGAGTCCAATCAGCGTCTTGCACTCCACCAGGGCCGTTGTGCCTGCTACGCCGACCACTAAATCCACGGGAAGGCCTATCACCCAGACGCTTGCACCAGCAGAGCGCAGGGCCGACACGATGGCAGCTTGCGAAGCGTCTACCTTGGCGGCGCGTCTCATGCCGCCCACCCAACAAAATGCGCAAACTTAGGGTTTCCACCTACAAAACACCCTTGATTTAACAGGCAAACATGCCTATTATTCAGGTTATGGGTTCTGCATGTCGCGGGGCTCGAAACAGGAGAAAGATCATGAACTTGCACATCGCCACCACAGCCCAAATCGCCGGGCTTTGGAAAGCCGGCGCGACCGCTGAAAGCGGCTATGCACGGAACGCTCTGTTTTGGGCATGCGTTGAAGCCGTTGAGGCCAAAGGATTCGCTGGCAACGCCCGGCGGTTTTTGGAGCGCGCGGCCCCTTGGGTCCGCTGAAGGAAAAAGATCATGGCAAACGCCACCCACCTCTTCCGCGAATCTGGCAACGGCTTTCCGCGCGACGGCAGCCTGGTCATCGAAGCCGACGACCACGGCTGGCACAAGCTGCTGCGCGTCGTCGCTGCGGGGGGCGACATCGAAACGCACGGCATGGGGCAGGCCAACACCTGCGCGCTGATCTGCGAGCCGGCCGATCAGGACTGGGGCGACCTGGACGATGCCGAGGCTGATCGTCTGTATGACGAGCTGCCGCACGTCGCGCCGATCAACTGACCCACCATCTACAGGAAAAACAGCATGCAAAACAGCGCCAACATACCGACCACCAAAGCCGAAGCAATCGCAGCGTTGGTCGAAGCTGACGTCGCCAAATGGGGCGAATCGCAGCGTAACGCAGCGATCCAACTGCACAGCAAAACTACTTTCGGGCTTGCGCTCAATTCCCTTGGCGCCAGAGCCGAACTTGCGGGCCAGCCGTGCAAAGCCCTTTACGCGGCTGCAAACGCCGTCATGACGCCTTCTGACTGGCGCGTTATCCGCAGCTGGGGCTGAAGATGGCCGGCAAACCCGCCACCCACGTATAGGAGAAACAGCATGGCAAACGCAACCCACACATTCGCCGAACGCAAAGCGGCGCGCATTGCAGCCGGGCCGAAGCAAAACACCTTTTTCATCCGCTCTCGGTGTGGCGATGAGCAAATCGACCTGCCGACCCGCTACGCTTCGCGCGATGCCGCCGAAAAAGCGATTTGGACCGGCCACGCTGAATTGGAGTTGTTCCAGCAAAACTGGAGACTTTGCACCGGGGCGTTTCGTTTTGTTGTGCTTGTCAAGCAATGAGCGGCAAACCCGCCCCCCACGTCCTGCGCGCCGTGCGCCTAGTCCTTGCCGGGTCGCACACCCAGGCCCAGGCTGCACGCGCGGCCGGGTGTAGCGTGCGAGCCCTTGCAATGCGGCTACGCGCTGCCGGGGTGCCGGCAAAGCCTGTTGGGCGGCCAAAGGCTGCGGCATAGCGATCATGCTGGCACCTCATCAGCAAAGTCACGCCCCTGTCGGCGGCCACGCTCTGGACAATCAGGCCATAGCCCCATGAACGTCAACAGCGCCACAGACCGGGCGTGAGCCGTTTCCCAGGCCTGCCGCTTTTCCTCGGCGTTGTAGGTCTTGCCTTGGTCGAGCTTCCGGTGGCAGTAAATGCACCCACTGGCGCCGGCCGTGTCGTCGGCCTTGCGTGCCATGCCTTTGCCGTAGACTGCCCAGTTGGCGTGGCAACACGCGACGGTGCCGTCTTCTGCGCCGCAGATGGTGAGCATGCCTGGCCACTGGAACTGGCACGGCAGCAGCCTGTAGGCCTCACGCAGCGCTTGGTTGCGCACCGCTGGGCGCTTCGGCACCGGAACCACCATCCTGGCATTTCCATCGGCCACCGCGACAGCAACAGCCCGCGGGCGCAGGGTGTACCCGTCGCCGATGGTCTTGACCGGCCGCGGCGGGAACTTGGGGGCGAAGCCGGTGCGGGCCATGGGCTTGGTGCGGTTCACGATTCGACCTCGGCAAACAGCGGTGAGTCGCCAGAGATGCGGCTTGTCGCCATCGGGATGTTTCGCTCGTCCAGGTCAATCAGGACCGCGTGCCGGTGGTGCCTGTCTGCCACCATGCCGGTCGTGCCGCTGCCGCCGAACGGATCCAGAATCGTTCCGCCTTCAGGGCAGCCGGCCAAGACAAAGGGCTCGATCAGCGCTGGCGGGTAGGTGGCGAAGTGCGCGCCGCGGAAAGGCTCGCTGGCGATGTGGCGCACGCTTCTCGGGTTGCGCGTGGCCGGCATGACGGCCATCGCGTCGTTGAAGCTGCTGTTGTTCTTGGTGGCGTCGTCGCCGTTGGCGAGCTTGCGTTCGGCAGGGTTGCCGGGCGGGCCTTGGCGGCGGCCGACGCCTTGCGGCAACACTTTGCCCTTTTCGCGCCCTTCAGAGTGGTATGAGCCATGGCCGCCTTGACCCTTGCGGGTGTCCCAGCCGTCTGGCGTCTTGTAACGTTGCCGCTCTGCGTAGGCTACCAACCAGGCTTTTGTCCGGTGCTTCTCGTCGCCCGCTTCGTATGCATTGGTGCCTTTGTGCGCCTTGTTTCCAGGTCGGCGGGCGTGTGCTCCACCTTCAACCGGCTCTTGCACGGCGTCGAAGTCAAAATAGTAGCGCTCGCTTTTAGTCAGCAGGAACACATGCTCATGGGCCTTTGTAAAGCGGTCCCGAATGCTTTCTGGCATCGGGTTCTTTTTGGCCCAGATGATTTCTTGGCGAAGCCACCAGCCGTCGTCCTGCAGCGCAAAGGCGACGCGCCAAGGTTGGCCCACCAGGTCTTTGGGCTTCAGGCCGCCGCAGCCGGCCCCGGCATAGGAGTCACCCAGGTTCACCCAGCAGGTGCCATCGTCCCGCAGCACGCGCCTGACCTCGCGGAACACTTCTACCATGGTCTGCACCCACTCCTGCAGGGTCGGCTCGCTGCCGATCTCCAGCGGCTTGTCGGCGTGGCCTTCTGGAAGGTATGAGCGCAGCCCCCAGTACGGTGGCGACGTGATGCAGCAATGCACCGACGCATCAGGCAGCGTCTTCAGCACCTCGCGGCAGTCCCCGTGAAGAAGTCGAATCGTCATGCGAACTCCAGCGCCAGCTGCGACTCGGGCACTTCCGTCGCTCTGCTGCGCGCCAGCCGTTCCTTGGGCTTCGGCAACAGGCGCGTCTTCCCGCCCACAACAAGCCCGCGCTCCCTCATGCGCTCCAGGCAGGTGGGGCCGATGCCCAGCTTCTGGCTTTCGGGGTTGGTGATGGCGCGGCCGCAGCGCTCGCACTTCATGCCGCCTCCAAAATCGGTGCGGCCATGCGGGCGGCCGATACCAGCCAGTACGCAAGTGGCTCGCACGTTGCGGCGCGTTGGTGCTTGCTCATCAGCTGCTGCCGCCGGCGGTCGCCAATCCCGGCACGCGAGTCGTGCTCGGTGTAGGGGTACTCAAGCATTCGAACGTCCACCCGAGAAAAGCACAGCCATGTCTCTTTGCGCATCGGGTAGCCCCACCACGCTTGCAGCACTGGCACAGTGAACAGGTCGCCCTTGCGCTTGCCCGGCATCGGCAGGCCCGCGGCCTCGAACAGTCTGGAGTGCGCCGGATGTTCCAGTACCCCCCCCTCGCGCTTCAGGATGTCGGCGCAAAGCAGGCCCAGCGCTTTTTCGCCGGGTTCTGGTTTGGCTTGGTGGGCGGTGTAGGCGCTCCAGGCCCGACACGGTGGGTGCGCGACAACCGGCATACCCCCAGCGAAGCTGCGCACATCCCGTGCCTTGTCATAGACATCGACGCCCGGCATCGTCTTGTAAATGCTGTTCGGCGCAACGCACAGGACGGCTACGGTTTGCGTCATCCCACAGCCTCCACCACATGCACGCTGGCCGGAATCGTTTCGCTGGACAACAGGCGCCGGATACGGTCCTCGACGGCGCGCTGGGCATTCATGTACTGCTGCTGCGTGACGCCGCTCAAGACCGTGGCGTAGTCGGCCGCGAAGCCGCGCAGATCCGCCAGTTCGCTGGAGCGCAGGGCCTTGATACCTGCCGAGCGCTGGCGGTCCATGATCTGCAGGACGGTGGCCTGCAGGGCTTCCAGCACGTCCAGGCCCTGCACCACCTTCATGCGCGCCAGCTGCTCGACCACGTTGATGCAGTCGAAGATCAGGCGCCAGTCGTCTTTGGTGGCCTGGGCCCGGCTGGCACGCTCCACAGCATCGCTCAGGTTCATGCCGCGCTTGAGCACGTCCAGTTTGGTACAGGCTGCGCCCATCATGGCCATCAGGTGGGCCGTGTGGTTCACGCCGTAGGGGCGGTAGCTGCTGCGCTTTCTCATGCCGGAACCTCTACCCGCAACATGCCCGCATACCCCTGAACCGTGCGCGCCGCTGCAGTCCAGTCCCAGCAGATCACCACGCACCACCCGGCACGCTGCAGGGCGTCGATGCGCTCGCGCTGCTCCTTGGTTGGCACCCCGGCGCCGTCCTTGAACTCGATGGCCAGGCCTATGAACCCGCCGCGGGCTGCTGGCCACTGCCAGTCGGGAGACCCGGCCTTGACGCCTTCGGCTTTGAGCTTGCGTGCCACGGTGATATGCCGCGCGCCACCGTTGGGGATGGCGTGGGACGTGTCCAAGCCCTCGATGCGCTGGAGCTCCAGCCAGCGCACGAAAGCGGCTTGCGTCTGGTGTTCGCTCAAGTCAAGCCCCTCACGAACGGGCTGCTGTAGTCGCGCCAAAGCAGCCCGCGCTTGATGTTGCACACGGTTTTCTGGCAGATGCCGTAGCGCTGGCCGAGCACGCTTTGCGTTTCTTCGCTGGCCCGTATCGCACTCACGATGTCGGCGGTCAGCTTCGCCTTTGGGTGGGCCCGCTTGGACGCAGCAATGCGGGCGCTGCGCACGGCGCCGCTCATAAGCCCCAGGCGGCCGCACTCCGTGGCCACCGTTTTGCGCGTCACCGGCTTGCAGTGGTTCAGGTTGAGGCATCGGTACATGCCGCATGTCAGGCGCAGCACGCGACCATCTGGAATTGGGCCCTTTGCTTCTTCCCACAACACCCGGCGCACGGCCTGGCTCTTTCCGTTGATGCGCCACATTGGGTGTTTGTTGCCGTTGACGCCAGCAGTCCAAAGCAGGCAGTCGCCGTCCTCCTTCATCAGGTGGCTCAGGGCGGCAAAGATCGGGGTCTTTTCGTGGCTTTCGTCGGGCCTCATGCCGTCACCTCGTTCTGCAGCGCCAGCCATGCCGCGTAGGGCCTGCGCACCGCCACATGCAGCGCCTGGGCCGCTCGCTCGTTGGTGTCCAGGTCGCGCCGCGACTGCACGCCTGTGAAGAACAGAATTGCTGCCTTGGCCGTTTCAGCCGGCGTTTCCTTGCGGTACTTCGGCGCTTCAGGGTGGCCAGCCGCCCAGCGCTGGAACGGTGCTTCGCCGCAGCGCATCACGGACCACTCGCACAGCGGGGCCATGCGCTCACGCCGGATGGTCGGCGCTGGAGCTGGCGCAGCAACAGGCTGTTCGTCGTCGCCGATTTCCACAAGCACCGCCATGAACCGCTTTCCTTCCATGCCCACAAACTTCTCAAGCTCGGAGCGGTCAGCCAGGCGCAGCGTCACGCGCGGGCCGCCGCGGCTGCCGTCTGCGTAGCCCGCAAACTGCACCTCTCCAGCAAACATTGGTTTCTTCTGCATTCAAAGACTCCTAAGACACGGCTTTCTTAATCTCACCTTGAGCGGGCAGACCTAGCCACCTGGGCTTGGCCTTCACACATGCCGACATCACCCGTCGCGTCACATGACCCGGTAGCCTTTCGACGCTGAACCGCTGCCTTCGCCAGTTCGTTCCCGTGCCTCCGCGTCTGCCCCCCAGTCCGGGTGTCGTGTCCTGCGCGCTGGTGCTGTTGGGCGTCCGCGCAAGACATCGAGGTCGTGTCATAGGGCAGGCTCCAGCACGTACTTCGCCTGGGCTAGAACCGCGCGCTCCAGCCGGCGACCGGCGCCCTCGCCGCACTCCTTGAGGAAGTCGGCCCAGTCGCTGCCTTCAATGCCCGTGGGGTAGGCCACGCCGCATCCAATCAGGTCGGCCGCATTGCGGGCCTTGTCGATGCCTGGGTTGAAGCCGCGGCGGGCCATCGTGGCGTGGTCGTTGTCGCTGCCGATCACAACGCTGCCGGTCGGACGCAAGCGGTCCACCACCGGCAGAATGTTCCCGGCGTCGAAGCACACCACCACCCGGGCCAGCTTCATGCTCTGGTACAGCGCCAGGCCCGTAGCCAGCCCCTCACACAGCACAGTGACAGCAGCGCGCGGCCGGTCAATCACGTAGGCCCCAGCCTTCACTGGTGCGCCTGGCCAAAAACGCTTGGTGCCGTCGGCGGTGATGGTCTGCACGCTGATGAGCCATTCGCCGTGCCACACCGGCACCACCAGCAGCCCGTCGTGCGTGCGCAGGCCAGCGCAACCAAGGGGTGTCAATCCCTTGTCGGCGATGTACTTGTGCGGGCGGTTCAGCGGCCGGGCGCCGGTCCAAAAGACGCGGGCGCTGCGCATAGCCTGTACCCGGTAGGCGCGGTCACGCTCGCGCTGCTGGCGGGTCTTTTCTTCCATGCGCGCCACGGCAGAAGCGTCAACCTGGGTGCGCTCGTCGCGCCAGTGCCCCAGCGCTTCTCCGCCGCCGCTGCCCCAGTCGCCCCATGCGCCGTGGCCATCCGGGTGCAGCACATACCAGCCATTGCGACGTCCTGGCTTTGACGCAGTGTCGCAGCGGCGAATGCGGCCATCGGCAGCCACCTCTCGCGGTCGCAAACCAGCGGAACGCAGGGCTTCCTCAAAGCTCACAGATCTTCCCCAAAAGCAGCGCGGTACTGGGCTGCAGTAGTTGCATCAAGTGCGGCGCGCTTGGCAGCAGCCGATTCCGCCAGAACGCGCAAAGCACCAAGCAATTCGTCAACCTCATCCGGGTCAAAAAACACATGGCTGCACTCACCCATGTCTTGCTCAATAACTACGCAAGCCATGTCACTTACGTACAGCCGCAAACTGGGCGACAAGCGCAGTTCGCGGACCGGCTCACGCTGGCTCATGCGGGCACTCCTTCGCGCGTTTCGCCCCAGCTTTCTGGCATCTGTCTCTGCGCACCCTTGGCCATCCGGGCTCGATTAGCAATCACCCATCGCTGCTGGTTCGCACGAATGCGGCCTGAAACCTCTGAAGAGCATGGCTTCGGCGTAGTTGTTTCGTATCGCGCCATCGCTGTGCCGCCAGTCAATTCGGCGTAAATGGCCTGGGCCATCTTCTGCGCGTGAAAGTCGTCGCGCGGGTTGCGCTTGTGCTTCACATACCAGCAAACTTGTGGCCACAACTCACGGCGCATTAGGTTCTTGTCTCCCGTCGCCACAAGCTCCTTCAGTGTTCCTGGAACGTGCTCAACAGCGGCGCGCTTGGGATATTCGTGGCCACACGATGGGCAGAAGGGCATCGGCTTGTGCATGTGCCGACACTGCGGGCACTTTATGGGCTCGGCTTCAGCCTTCTTCTGCAACGTCTTCTTTGGCTTCTTTTTTCCGTCGTCCAACTCAGTGACGCCGTTTTCAAAAAGCTCGTTGAACTCGTGCCAAAAGCGCGCCGTGTTGCCAGAGTGGTCCAACACCAGCGCCTCTGTCTTCCCTGGAGAGGTACGCATAACGCGGCCCAGCATCTGCACAAACTCAGCCACACTCTTGCGAAGCGGGCGGGCCATGATGAGCACCTCCACCTCGGCAACGTCAAAGCCGCGCGTCAATGCTGCAACGCTCAGCAAACCGCGCAAACTGCTTTCCTTCTTTCGGAACTCCTGCACCACCTCATGCCGGCTCTCTGGTAAGTCGTCGGCGGTGTAGGTTGCGACGTTGATTCCAACAGCCAAAAACTGTCGCTCAAGTTCCTGAGCGTGGGCAATGCTGGCGGCGAAGCCAATGAACTTTTTGCCGCCGCCATGCTTGACGTACTCGTCCACAACGTCACCCACAACCTGCAGGCATCTCTTGGTGGATTCATCGGTGTTGAACTCACCGTTGGTGCCGGCCTTGACGCCATTCATGTCGGGCTCTGCGCAGGAGAAGATGCGCAGCGGGACCAGCAAACCCTTCTCAATCAAACGGTTGGTCGAAGGAGCGTTGACCACCGCGTCAAACAATTTCCCCAGGCCCGGCGTGATTGCGGTAGCGGACAGGCCGATGGCGTAGCAGTCCTTCGAGGCCAGCTTTTCGCGCACGGCCCCATTGAGGTTGTGGGCCTCATCTACCACCAGCATGTCCACTTCTGGCCATTTGTTGCCGCGGCGCTGCACGGTCTGCACGCTGACGATCTGCACCGACTCGTGCGGGCGATGCCGCCAGTGATCGCCCATCACGACACCGTGATCCAAGCCGTACTTGTCAAATCGCTCGCCGGTCTGCGTCACCAGCGACTGCCGATCAGCTGCAAAAGCGCCGCGCTTGCCGTTGTTCTTGGCGGCAGCCAGCACAGCGGTTGCAAGCTCGGTCTTGCCGAAGCCGCAGGGCGCTGAAATCATCACGCGGCGATGGCCGGCGCGGAACGCGGCGGAAACGTCATCGACCACCTGCTGCTGCTCGGCGCGAAGCTCAAGATTCATGCGGCCTCCTTGGATTGGCTGCGGAACAAACGCTCAACCAGCGCAGGAATCTTGGCCGTGTCGCGTTCGTTGAACAACTTGCCGATGCGTACCAGGCGGTCGGACAACTTCTGCAGTTCGCGCTGATACCGCGCCGCGGCATCCTGCTTCTCATCCGCAGACCGACGTGCCGCCTCGTAGCGAAGCACGTACTCATCCAACATTTTCTTGGTGTCGTCGGCGGTCAGGGCTTCCACGCGCATCTGAAGCACGCGGTTTTCCTGCTGGAGGTCGTCCAGCATCGTTGCAATGTCTGTGTCGCCGTAGGCGTCTTCGGCAATCTGCTCGCGTTCGGCCTCTGCTGCGGTCTTGGTCGTTGCCGCCGGCCCAGGCGCTCGCTGCTCGGGCGTGCTACTGGCGGCCGTCGCAGTGGCAGTGCTTGTGCCCTCTGGCTGCGCCTTCTTGGCCTTGCCGGCGGCTTTCTGGCCAGACGTATCCATCGTGGCCGTGGTGCCGTGCTTCGTGGTGTAGGTGCGGTCAGTCGTCACTGCGGAATTTCCGCAGTGAGCCTCGCGCTGTGCCGCAACCGTCTTGTCGCTGACCCCGACGTGCTTGGCAATGGCCCGGTCCGACCAGTCAGGCCGCAGCGCCAGCGTGCCCAGCACAGCCTTGCGCTTGTCCTCGTTGGTGCGGCGCAGGCCATGCGCCTGGTTGGCGCCGTAGGAAAACAGTTGTGCATCGGTCAGCGAGCCGGCGCGCACGTCGGCGTCCAGGCTGACGGCGCCGATGCGCTTGTTGGCCAGGAACCGATGGAAGCCATCGGCCAGCCAGTTCGAGGTGCCGTCGAAGAACACCACGACAGGCGGCAGGGTTGCGCCATCGGTCAACGCTTCGGCGTACTCGGCCACCGTGGCGTCGTGCAGCGCGGTGCGCGACTGTGTGTTTCCATCAATGCGGATGGCTGTCAGGGGAATGGTGCGGATGATCGTCATGGTGGCTATGGCCTCTGGAACTGGAAGTGCTCGCAACGCTGGAGCAGCGCTCGCACGGGTTGATGTCTCTTGCTGACGCCGCGCATCCAGCCTTGCGCAGCTGCAAAGCAACCGCCATCGCGCTGCAGGTGGGCGCATTCGTCGCATACGCGGCGATCGTCACGTTCCTGGTCCCTCAGGGCCAACCGATCGGCCAACGTTTCAGCCTCGCTCGAACTCAGCCCACGGCGACGAAACAATGCCTCGCGGAAGACGAACCGTGAAATTTCGCGGTCGCCCCAGCGCTGCATTCGGGCGTTGACCTCGGCTTGGTTCACGCCGGAACCCCCTCATTCAGGTGGCTGGCGTCTTCCACACCCCCTAGAAGCCCAGTCTGTGCAACCCCCGATTCGCGGGGGATACTGCAAACATGCACTCCAACACCGCCACAGTCAGCAGCCCGCCACGGATCGGACGGGAACGGCTGCGGGCGAGCGCCAGATGCGGCCATGCGGGCCAGGGCGCGATTGACGACACGCTCAATGCCGGTGGCATGGGTGTCTGGAGCAGAGCCAGCGACTCGAACGCTGGCGCCACGTGGCACAAGGCCATCGGGCGAACCTGATGGGCGCCCCGCCTGGGGCTCTGCGGAAGAAAAAGCCCGAGGCATTGCTGCCCCGGGCGAAGCCGCGCGCTCTCGAAACGCGGCAGGAGACAACTGGTTGTCGGTCATGGTTCAGGCCCTTTTGGAAAGGCCGCGAAAGTGGGTGTAAAGCATCCAACTTGGCGCATCCCATTTGGTGCCGGTCCACAAAACGCGCTGCTTTGCCATCAAGTACGTGTGCCGCCCCGTCAACGGGCGAACGGCTACGGCTGCTTCGTAGAAGCCTGGCCGGCTTTTCAGCGGCTGGCCTTTGATCCAGCCGGTAAGTTGCGGGGTGGTCATGCGGCCTGCCCTGTAGTGGCGCCTGCCGACATCAAGTCCAGCGCCTCAGCAGCAGCATCCGCCACAGACCTGTGTGGCGTCGGGCGACGAAGCTCGCGGGCCAGCCACTGGCAATAGTGCGCGAAGACTTGGGCGCTTTGCCGAATGCGATACAGGTCTTCAGGCGTTGCTGGCGTGTCGGTGGTGTGATCCATGGCTGGAATGATGCCAGCGTTTTGGGTGCTGCGGGGTAATGGAAAACCCTTACGACGCGCAAAGGTCGTGCTGAATTTCTGGACGAAGTAACCCTAACCCGTTGGCCTGCCTGCCGGGGGTTCCGGGGCCGACTGACGAAGCCTTTACCGAGATGCTGTGCCCCGTTGATTGGAGCTATGGGCGGCCAGTCCCCCTGCCTCCGGCACTTGCGGTCACTGCGTCACGTTTGGCTAGCAGCGGCCGTGCACATCGCCGGCAGTTCAGGCTTTGACGCTTTCGCGTCGAATCTCGTATATCCCTTTGGCGTTACCTACTCGGGCGTGCGGGTCACACGGGCGGCCGTTGGCTGGCCTGCCGTCTTTCTCCGGTGCCCCGATGCAAGGGCATGGCTCGATTGCCACCGCGCGACCGGACGCCAGGCAGGCGAAAGCCCGTAGCTTTATGCCCATCCGTGCCGGCAAGCGATGACAAGATGAATGTCAAACGGATGAGCCCACTACGGGCTTTCAGGAAATCATCTTGTCATGGCTTGCCGGCTGTGACACTAGGTAGTTTACCTATGTACTTTCAGTCCTGCAAGTGGCAGTCTCGCCGGATGAACATCAAGCCCGCCCCCGACGATTGGTTTATCGCTGTGTTTCCAGACGGCACCTGGTGCCACTGGCGCGAGCGCTGGGGCATCCAGCACCGCCACCGTGGGGACTACGAGTGCCGCGAGGTGCTGACATATGACCCTGGCACGGGGGAGCCGGTGGAGTCTGTGCTCAGGCCGCCGCCCGACGAGCTGAGGCAACCGCTGCGGCTTGACTGCGGAAAGTGATGCGGATATAGGGTTTGTCCTGATGTACTTCCGCGCCTGGATGCCGAAAATACAAACATGCCCTGACGACAGCCCGCCACAAGGCGCGGCACCGGGGCAAGGAGTCGCAAGATGACACATTGGCCGCAAGTCGCACCGCGCACAGACGCCGTGCCGCGCCCAGTCTGGCCAGCAGGCTGCGTGCAGTTTGACCGCTTCCGCCAGCCGACCCTTTCCGAAGAAATCGCCGCTGACACTGCCGCCAACGACGACGCCGATGCGCGCCGTGACGCCGCGATGCGCTGCGCTGACTCGATGCAGGACTGGATCACCGGGCACTGCGCGTATCAGTACGACGTGAGCCTGCCGGCCCTAAGCCGCGATGCCTTGAGCCTGGCCTGCGATCTGGAACAGGCGACGGTGCCGCAGTTGCTGTGCCTTGTGATGCACGAGCGGCCCGACGTTCGCGCTGCCGCTGGCGGTCAGTTGCGCACCAGGTATCTGGCAAGCCAAGGGGTGGGCGAATGATCTACCACCACGACGACAACCACGTTGCGCCCACCAAAGGCGCCAGCGACCTGGACGCAGCCAAGGGCATCGGGCTTGCCGTGCTGATCGGTGTTGCGCTTGCCTTTGCGCTGTTCGAGTTTGTGACGCCCTGCGATGTTGCGGTGTTTCACTGCGCGCTGGCCGCTGTGAAGATGCGCCCGGCAAAGCAGCAGGCCACCGTGCCCGACGAACTGTTGGCCAAGGCCTACCCGGAACACTTGGCGCACTGGGAGCGCAACCGCCAAGAACTGTTGAGAGCTATCAGCGTTGTCCGCAGCACTGCGCGCGGGTGGGTGGTGGACCTGAAGCCGCAGGAGCGCAAGCAATGAACACGCAACCAGCAGGAGCAACCATGCACGTCACAACCGAAGCCATTTCACGCGCCATCAAGCTGCTGACAGCGGCCGGTGCGCAGTTCGCCATCCTGACAGCCGATGGCACAAAGCACGGCACGCTGGCAATTGCAGCACCTGAGCCTGAGCGCAAGCGCCAGGCGCCACGGTTCAAACGCGGCACGCTGAAAGACTACTACGAGCCGATCCTGAAGACCATCAACCCCGGGTCGGCCCATGTTGTCCCGTTCGGCCCATTCGACACCGACAAGTCAACCCGCGAAGCCCTGCGCTCAGCCATCGCAAGCGAGTGCAGCCGTGTCTGGGGCAATGGTTCATACATCACGCACATGAACGAACGCGGCATTGAATTGCTGCGCATGGACTGACATGAGCGCCCGCCACGAGAACCGCGAACCGGCATGGTTCGATACCACTCCGTTTTTCACGTACCGCCGAGGTGCTGTCGTGCCAGATCAAAGCAAAAGCCGCACGCCGCTTGGCACGATGACGAACCAAGAGATTTACGGCCCAGCGCTGCGCTCGATGCCTTCATGCGTTGGCGACTGCCAGCAGCTGGGCGGTGAGCACTGCCCGCACCCCGAACAGTGCCAGATGAAAAACGGCGGGCGCTGGGTGGCTGTGGCATTTGCGCTCGGCGCTGTGTTCTGGATTGCCGTGTGGGCGTACTTTCACTTTTGGGGATGAAATGAACGCGATCACAAAACACGAAGGTTCCGCTCTTTCGTTGAGCGAAGCCGATCTTTTGAACGTCCTGCAATCCAGCCTGTACCCTGGCGCCAACCCAGCCAGCATCAAGCTGGTCATCGGGTACTGCAAAGCCGCTGGCCTGGATCCAATGCAGAAGCCTGTCCACATCGTGCCCATGTGGGACGCCAAGGCCGGCGCGATGCGCGATGTGGTCATGCCTGGCGTGAACCTGTACCGCACCCAGGCGGCGCGCAGCGGGCAGTTTGCCGGCATGACAGAACCAGAGTTTGGGCCGGATGAAACTGTCGCGCTGGGCGGGCAAACCATCACGTTCCCGTCTTGGTGCCGAGTTACTGTGAAGCGGTTGCTGTCCAACGGCGTGATTGCCGAGTTCACGGCCCGCGAGTTTTGGACCGAGAACTACGCAGTCAAGGGCGGCAAGGAAAAGAGCATCGCCCCCAATGCAATGTGGACCAAGCGCCCACGCGGCCAGATCGCCAAGTGCGCCGCCGCTCAGGCGCTGCGCATTGCATTCCCTGAAATCGCCAGCGCTGCCACTGCCGACGAAATGGAAGGCAAGCAGATCCACCCAGACGACGCGGCAGACGGCCGGCCAGAAGTCAAAGCCGCACCGCTTGAGCTGCTGGCCGGCGCAGCACAAGCCGCAGCGCAGGGCGTGGAGAGCTACGGCGCATGGTGGAAGGCTGCGACCAAAGAGCAGCGCGCACTGATCGGGATTACCCAGCACAACGCCAACAAAGCGCAGGCCGAAGCCGCAGACAAGGCGCGCACGGTGGATACCGCCGAAACCCCCGCTGTTGAGATTGACGCTGACGAGGTGCCGTTTTGATTACCTTCGACACATCACCGCAAGGCTCTGAGGCGTGGCTTCTGGCCCGCAAAGGCAGGATCACCGGCTCGCGCTTCAAGGATGCCCGCGACCGCACTGCCAAAGGCGCGCTGTCGTCTAAGGCAACGCTGTACGCCCTGGACACGGCACGCGAGCGCTTTGGCGGCAGCGCGGCCCCGAACTACGTGAACGCTGCCATGCGGACCGGCACCGAGCAGGAGCCCATCGCGCGGATGCAGTACGAGGCCGAGACTGGAAACGTTGTGCTTGAGGCCGGTTTTGCCTACACCGCTGACGGTCGCTTTGGCGCCAGCGTTGACGGCCTTGTGGGCACGGATGGCATGGTCGAAATCAAGACCATGGTCAGCAGCGACACCCTGTTTACTGCCGTCGTGCATCAGGACTACAGCGCCTACATCGACCAGATCAACGGGTCTTTGTGGCTGCTGGACCGCAAGTGGTGCGACCTGATCCTGTGGGCGCCAGACTTGCCCATCGGCGCGCTGACGATCATCCGCATCGAGCGCGAAGAAGCCGCAATCAAGAAGTTGGCCGCCGACCTGATGGACTTTGACGCCGTGGTCGAGGATTACTTCAAGGCGCTGAGCGACCGGCTTAAGCCAGCGCCGTGGATGGACGAAGGCGCCGAAGTATTTCCGCCGGAGCGTGTCGAAACATGCGACATGAACGAGACTGCACCGTGACTGCACATACAGATCAAATGACAACGCCACCAGAGACACTGCCTGATGCCGGCGTTGCTCCGCTTGAGCGCAATGTTAGGCCCCGGGCGTGGCTGTACACAAGCGTAGCCGGGGCCGTGGCAGTACACACGAACACGGAGTCGGCGCGCCTTAAAGCCGACATGCGCGCTGCGCGAGAGTACCCGAATGCGCACTCAATGGTGCCGCTGTATGACCAAGCTGCAATTGATGCCGCGCTGAACTTGTGGCCGCGAGACTGCCGCTTGTGCGCAAAGTTCACGACGCAGAGTGGAGGCTGCACATCCACGGTGCAATGCGTGGACAGCGACCAGTACAAAGCAACGACGCCACGACAGTATTGGGTTTCAGGGCCTAACAGTTGAACTAAGCGGGCGCCCCGCACGGGCGCGACGGCGCGGAGTGATGCTTAGGGCGCTCCGCTTGAGTGAATGGTTCGGCCTGGTGCCGGAGCGTGATGTTTTTAAGGACAGACGAAATGCGAATAGAAGACGTTGAACTGAGGTTCGTTGAACGCTGCGTGCCGGCGCCGGAGTTTGGTGATGGCGTTGGCAAGACGATTCGCGTGCTGCAGTGGCGCAAACTGCAGCGGGTCGAGGACATGATGAGCGGCAACTACACCGAGTGGACCGACTGGCAAGACGTTCCGTTGGTGCTGGAGCCTTGAGGCCGAACGCCCGAGCTAACCTGACCGACACAGCGCGATGACCGACCAAGCAACCCAGGACGCACCGACCGACGCCCAGCCAAGGCCCGCTGTGGCGGGTCAGGTTGAGCGAAGTGTTAGGCGGCGTGTTTGCCTGGCGGCATGGCAGTGTGGCGCAGACAGCGGCGGCTATGTTGCGCCAGGCGGCTGGACGTTGCGCAAGCAGGGCACTGCATGGATTGCGCGCCTGAACGGCGTCGAAGTGCTGCGCGATGGATACCTGTTCAACGTGATGATGGAGCTTTGCGGATGAAGACCAATGTGACCATCCTGCGCCTGAGCGTGCCGGTGCGCGGCACTCGCTACGACTCGGTGCCCGGCGAACAGCGCACGATCATGTGGCGGCAACGGCTTCCGCGCGTCGTAGCGCAGGCCCGCGCTGGCGAGCCGATTGACTGGGGGGGTTCAATGGTGCGATCTGGCGACTACGAGGTGTTGCGCGACGATGGACGCCAAGCCGCCTAACGTTCGAGCTAACGCGGCCCCACGGCCGTGAGGTGCTTGAACCCGCTACACGGCCGGCTGCCGTGGGGCTCGCGTTGAGCGAGTAGTTCGGCCTCTGGTGCCGAAGCGAGAGGAACTAAGCATGGAACAGGTGCTGCTGAAGTTGGCCGAGAGCGAAGCCGCTGGCGGTTGGCCCGCCGCGTTTGCAATTGCCGTCGTGGCGCTGGCCTGCATGGGCGCGGTATTTGCGGTGTGCTGGTTATGGGTTGCGCTGGTGCGCAGCTAGAGGCCTAACAATCGAGCTAAGCCGCACAGCGCGGCGCTACTGGAGAACAGCAATGGACGATAAAGCAACCCGCCGCGATGTGTCGGCCTTGAGCGAAATGTTAGGCCCGCTGCCGGAGCCCGTGGCAACGATTGGGAATGATGGCCACCCGCGCCACATCCGGCATGTGTGGGGGGCTGGCGAAACCCGCTTATACGGGACACCTCGCGGCCTGTATCTGGCCGACCAGATGCGCGCCTACGCTGCCGATCAGGTGGCCGCAGAACTGGTGCGGCTGCTTGGCGGCCACGACCTTGAGGCAATGTGCGAAGCGTTTCACAGACTCATTGAAGCGCACGCACAAAAAAGCCCCTTTCATCAGCCGGTGGTCGCAGATGCGCAAATTGCTCTGCGGGTGATGCGCGGCGTAGTATCTGGACTTTAAGGGCCTAACGCAGAAGTAACCGGCCTTGGCCGCGAAAGGATTTGAAATGACCACAGAAGCTACGCCGGCCAAGGTCCGGTTGACTGACGGGTTAGGCCCGCTGCCGGAGTGCACGGTTGTTGCGTACCTGTACCACGACGCGCAGACGGCCGAAGATGCACACCCGTGGCTGCACTCCACGATGCTGGTGCTGGCCGCAGACAGACGCCCGACACTGCGCAATGAAACGCCGCTGGTGACGCTGGCGCAGGCCGTGGCAATGGTGGCCGCAGAGCGCGAGCGGTGGCGTGCCGCGCTCCGAACTGAACGCGAAGGCTACGACATCATGGGGCTGGCCGAAGAACAGCGGCAGAAGCCCGGCCCGTTTGGTGGCCCTGGCACGCCGAACGCGGTTTCGGGGCCGAACGTTGCCGATAAGCGGCCGGTACTCCGGTCCGCTTGATTGGCGGGGTTAGGCCCGGAGTTAAACGAAGCAGGAAAACCGTGACGATGACTGACAGCGAAATTCTGTGGATACGCGACGAGATGCTGCCCAGCCAAGGCGAGGCGTTCGACGCGCTGGCCTTCGGGCGCTCGGTGGCTTTACAGGCTGCTGCGCAAGCCAGCGCCGCCGACTCAGCGGAGAATGCTGAGTTGAAGGAAGCCTATGCGCTGCTGTTCAAGGCGCATGCGACCGAGCGGGCGCGATTGGAAGACCCGTCCAGCATGGACTGCGCAAGCTGTGAGTACGTGGCGCCGACGAGGCATGAGCAGTGCAAAGGCTGCGAGCGCACGGTGACGGTGCACACAAACTACAAACGGGCGTCTTGGGCCTAACGTTGCCGGTAACTTGCCGGCCCGCCAGGGCCGGTCAAGTTGACCGGCGTGTTAGGGCGCTGGCCCCGTAGCGTGACCATGTTTGCGTGTTACAAAATAGTTGTTGACGCTGGCGGTTGCTGTGCTACAGTAACACCCATCGCAACACGCAACCCGGAGCAAGCAACATGAACGCTAGCCAACTCTTCTCCGACATCAACACCGGCTGCCTCACCGAGGTGGCTTAGGCCGGCAATTCCTACTATGACCACAACCGCGGGCTTACCGTCCGCCAATCTTTCTACGTCTACCCTGACGACACCATCGTCGCACTCAACTACGTGGATGGGGGTTACAAAACCATCACCCTCAGCGGCGACGATGCCGCCACCTTCTCCCACCTCTACCTCCGGGCGTAAGACCTTTTGCCATGAACGATAGAGAACTTGCCGATCTGGCGCACAGATGGGATGGCGTGACAAAGGGGTACGCGCGGCTGACGTTTGAAGAAGCGCAGGCTGACATGCAGGCACTATTGGCCGAGGTACGCAAGGTCGGCGAACTGAAGCGCCGAATTGCCGAGCTTGAGGCGCATGTGCGCAAGCGCAACAACGACATGCAGGCTTTTGCCGCAGAGGTTGCGCGGCTGGCAAACCAAAAGTATGCGGACTACACGCAATGAACGACAAGAGCAAAGGGGGTCGCCCCCCAGCACCGCCCGGCCTGCGCCGGGTAAACGTGCCGCTGCGCTTGCCGGAATGGCTGGTGCAGTGGATGGCAGCGCAGCCTAAGACGCCCGCAGAGTTGATTGAAGCAGCACTGCTGAAGGCGCACAAGCTGCGCCCGCCGCGTGCGCCCTAACGAGTCGTTATGAGAACCTTCCAAAGTTCCCCAAACCGCTGGGCCGCTTACAACGCCAGGCCAGGCAGCTTCCGCCGCCGCCAGCTTGCGCGCGAAGCCGCCTCAATGGCTGCGCCGTGCCCTGTGTATCCAGCGGATGCGCCGATCACGGGTGACTGGCTGGGCGGCAGGATCAACGGTCGCTGCGTGGTCATGGAGCTTGTGCGCCTGCCGGCCCATAGGTCTGACCAGTGGGCAGCATGGATAGACGGCCAGCAGGTCACCGACGCGGCTGGCCTGACGCGGTTGTGGGCACTGCTGAAAGACAAGTGGCACCGCGCGCCGTCGCTTGAAATGCTGGCATCAATGCCGCAGGGCTACACAGCACGCGACGAAGCGCACGCCGCAGCGGCGCAGATGGAAGCATGACGCCCACCAACACCAGCAACCGGCCGGGAAAGGATGCAAATGAAGCAACTCATTGACGATCTTGTATCACTGTTAGTGGTGATGGCAGCCGTGCTAGCCTGGATAGCTGGCACAGTGTTGGCGCCAGGGTGGTGGAAGCTAGCCGCGTTCCTGTTCCCGCCGTACCCGTGGTATCTGGTTATGGAACGCGCAATGCAGGCGCTTTCACTGGTGGCCTGCGCATGACGCCCACCAACAGCAGCAACCAACCGGCGAAGGAGCCGAACAATGATCGTGATGTGGAAGACAGAGCGCGGCACCGCCAGGATTGAGTGCGTCGAATGCACGCGGGTAACCAGCGCCAGCGTCTGGTTTATGAAGCGCCAGTTTCAGATTGGTAGCGCTGACTTGCCGCCCGTGGAAACCAAGGCCGCGCGGCGTGGCTCTCAGGCGATGTATCACGCAACCTGGGAAGACGCGCATGAAAACCTGCTGGAGCACGCAGCGCTTTCTGTGCAGTCAAAGCGCCGGCAACTTGAGCTTGCAAACGCTCATCACGGCAACGTGAAGGGGCTGCGCAAACCAGCAGAAGCGGAATACCGGCCCGACGTGGCCACAAAGGAGCCGACATGAGCGATTGCCCGAACGATCCAAGCAACGGCTACGGCAGCCACAACACGACCCACACGCTGCCGTGCCTGGCGACAGGGTGCGGTTGCTACACGCTGCCAGAACCGCGATGGGTGTGGGCTGGAACCGGGCCGCGCCCGTATGAGGACGCTTGGAGCGCTGAACAGATGCGCGACTTTCGTGCGGGAGGTGTGGCTGCAGAGCGCGTGCGCATTGACATGCTGCGCGATGCGCTGGCCGCGCTGGTGGATGTGGCCGGAACACTGCCGGATGACGACGCGGGCAGGCTCTGGCACAGGCTTGAGGATGCGCGGCAAGCGCTGGCGCAGGCTGGCGGGTCTACCGCACCCGGGCCGGCCCCTTGATGTGCGCCAGCCGCAGCGTGGGCGCCCTTTTGTTCCTGGCGTCGTGCAGGATGATGTGCCAGCCGTTCTTGGCCTTGTAGCGCTGGATCATCACGCCAGTGCCCGATGTGGTCTTGTCGCCAATGGTGCGCTCGTAGCGGTAGCTGTTGCGCTCGATGATCTGGTCGATGTTCAGGCTCATGGCTGCTTTCCGTTGGTGAGGTTGCGGATCACGACATCCTTAGCCGCGCTGCCGGTGCTGCTGCCGTAGCGGTGGTCATACCGCGTGCCAAACTTGCTCAGCACCAACAACGCGCCGGCATTGAACAAGCCGAACACGGCCATGAGGATGGTGTCGCCGACTTTGAGCCATGCCAGCACGCCAGTAAGCACCGCCGCCACCACCATCAGGCCTATCGTCATGCCGACGATGGATCGCGTCAGGTAGGTGTCTTGGTCGTTGGGGTTACCTGCCGCGCGCCTGGCTGCTGCATCGTAGGACGCTTCGGTTGCGGCCTTGTCGGCAAGGTCAAGCGCCGCCATGCGTTCCAGCAGCGGCGCCATGCTGGTGAGCTTGTCCAATACGCTGGCTTCCACCTGCGCCAGCACCTGCGGGTCTTTGCGGGCCTCAGCGACCGCTTCAATCGGGTCTTCCAGGCCCGTGGCGGCTTTGGCTGCGCCGATGACAGCATCCGTGATCTGTTCCGCCACCTCGGGCCGGTCGGTGTGCCGGCCGATTTCGCGCTCGATCTTCTCAGCGGCAAGAGGAACGAAGGCGGAAATCAGCGTTTTGGCCAGGCCTGCCAACAGGGACTTTCCAGCGACTGCGAGGATTGGTGCCACGGGGGCCTCCTTGACGGGTTCGGTTTTGGGCGTTGTTTGTACAGTTGCTGGCGATGTGTGTAGGGCACCGCCAGAAAGAAACATGGCCTTTTCTTCCGCCCGCCTGCGCACCAGGCCCGGCATTGGCTTCCCGGCTGCGTTTACCCACAACCCGAACTGCCCAGCAGCGCCTGCATAGTCGCCAGCGTTGAGCCGCTTCAATAGGGTGGACTTGCGCAGCGCACCAGCGCCCAGGTTGAACACGAACGATGTCAGCGCCCAGAGTTGGCCATCGGTCAGCGGCACCTTCACCAGCGCGCGGATGCCGGCTTGCGCTTCTGCAATGTCTTCGGCCAGAAACTTTTCAGCCTGCTCAATCGTGATGACATCGCCACGCTTGACGCCGTGCGCTCGACCCCACCCGATGGTCCAAGGCTCACCGCCGCTGCCAGGGTCAGGGTACGCCTGCAGCCGCAGGCCCTCGTGTGCTTTGATTGCTGCGATGCCCTGGTCGCGGGTGGTCATCACAGCGCCCGCGCGTCAATGGTCACGACTTCGCTCCATGTGTCCCACAGCGGGTGGCACTCATGGCGCTGCTTGATCGTGATCACATGCCACCGCCCGCCGGCTACAACCCAAGGGCCTCGCGGTATGGGTGTATCAAGCTGCGGGTAGGTCAGGCTGGGGTTTGAAGTCAGGGCGCGCACAGCGCCCACTGCCCCTGTTTCAGAAACCCACACCGGCGGCGGGATGTACTTGCACGACCGCGCAGTTTTCGCAGCGCCAACGATCACGATGTTGTCGCCGTCAGCCGTTACGGCATGCAGCTCAAAGTCTGTCGTAACGGGCCACAACTCCGACTCAACCTCAGAGCCGAAAAACATGATCATCGCCCCGAGCACAACTAGGATTCCGCTGACAACGAACGTCATCGCGGCTGCCGCAAACATGCGCGTGGCGTATATTTTATCCACCAAAATCTCCAAAGTCTGATGTCGGGAGACCCAACTGCTCAAGCTGCTTTTCGAGTCGGCTCATTCGCGCTTGTGACGCTCTGTCCCGCGTTTCGCAGGCGGCCAGCTTTGCGTGTAACTCCACCCGGTCTTTTGCGCCTTCATCGGCACGCCTGCGCATTTCTTCGACTTCGGCCTTTAGATCGTTGACGGTATCCCGCCAATGCTCGATAGATGCAAGCTGCATTGCTTCAAGTTTTGTCCACATGCCCGCACCAACTGCGACAAAACAAGACCCGATGGCGATGGCGCCCAGCAGCAGCGTGGCACCTGCTTTGACGTCGTAGATTTGCCCCCACACCAGCACGGCGCCAGCGGCCAAGGCAAGGCCCAACGCCACATTGCCTACAGTCAGCTTAGTCAGCACTGTGACGAAGGCATTGGCGCGTTCTTGCTCGGTCACTTGGCCGTCCTTTGCCTTGCGGCTGCGCGTTGCTCGGGTGATGGCTCACGCCAGACTTCTACCTGCCCAGACGGCAGGGTGTGGCGCATGTATGGGATGCTCGCCCGTTTGAATTCGCTGCACAGCGCAGATGCCGCCGCTGGGTGCAGCACCACGGACCCAGTTGCAGGCATGCGCTCAAGCAACTGCCGGTACTTGTTGACTCGGACTTTTGGCCTGGGCATCGAGCCCATGCGGATGATGACAGCGGCAGGGTCAAAGTGGCCCGACACGCGCGGCGGCACCACTTGCAAGTGCGCGACTGTCTCGGCGAGTTTCTGGGAGACCCGCGATTCGCTCACGCCCATGTTGGCCGCGATGGCTGTCATGGTGTCACCCGCCAGGATACGTTTTGCAAGGGCGCGATGCTTGACGGGTATCTGTCTAATGCGCGCATCGAATTGCTGGGCGCGCTCAATGTCGCGTGCGTGGTCTGTCTCGGCTGCAACGTCGTCAAGTGCATCATCGTCAACGTCGGCAAACTGGTAGCCGGGGCTGTTGCGCCCGCCCGGCGTCTGCGTCCGCTGCCAGTCGATGATGCGGGAACGCATGCACTGCGCTGCGAATCCATCCAACGTACCGCGCCCGTCGAACTTTTGCGCCGCTTCCCAGCCGGCGATCCGCGCAACCTGCCGTACATCCTCGATGTCGGCGCTTGCCGGCATGCCCCGGTGCGCAGAGCCCGCGACTCGGCGCACAAGCGGCTCAAGGTCGCGGACGGCTTGGTCGCTGGCCACATTACGGGGTCTCTGCCAGCTTGCGGGCTAATCGCGCAAGCTCCACGCACTCGGCCATGCCCTTGATAGCGGGGTCGCCCTTTGTGCTAACGGTGTAGCGGTCGGCAAAAAGCACCACAGCATCCCGTGCAATGTCGCTGGCCCGCTGCGCTGCGGGTGCACGCTCTGCTGCCAAGCGCATCTGCGCGGCATCATCCGCCACGCTTTGTGCCGCTCCGCGCTGCGCTGTAGCGAGCGTTGCGAAAACTGCGACGAACTGGTCCACACGCTGCAGCACATCGTCACAAAAGACACCGCTGCGCCACGCGGAAAGCAGGGCCTCACGCTCCGCGATGGTCTTTTCTTCGGCTTCTGTCATGTGTATTCTCGCATAACGCTCAAAAGGTGCCGCTAACAGAGTCAAGCCTCACGACGCGGCGCAGGGTGCGCGCCAAGTCTTTGACGTAACCGCGAAGGTCGGCAAGCGTCGTCGCGCCGGTGATGCCGTCAACGATGGTTTGCAATTGGGTTTGCAACGCCTTGACGGCCTGCTTTTCGGTCTTTTCTGCGGCCTTTGCTGCGACGACTGCCGCGCTGCGTTTGTGCGCAATTGGCATATCACACCGGCCACGTTACCGTGACCGCCTCCATCGATGCTTGGTTGGGGGCATCGAATACCGCGCTGGTGGCGGTGTTGCTGGCTGCAATGTGTGCGTCGATGAAATCGGTCATCACTGCCAGTTCATTGGCGCCGTAAATGCCAAGGGTTGCGCTGATCTGCTTTTCCATCGGCCACACGGCCAGGATGCGCGCCGTGCATTCGGCGTTGATAGCAGCGATGCGCTCAGCTTTCAGCGTATCGAGTGATGGGCCGACCCACGCGCTGCCGCTCCACGAATGCCGCGTGCTCGGCGGGTCCGCGATAAGCGTCCAGCCGGTGGCTTTGGGATTGTTTGCTGCGACCCATGCCGCGAATAGCGTTGAGTCGATCTCGCGCACGCTGGCGCCGTTTGCGTAGTAGCTCATGTTGGCTCCTTGGATTGATGGTAGGCGTTCAGCAACTCGCACAACCACTTTGCATCTTCTTCACTGTCGGCCTTAAACGAGCGCTCGCCGTTCGAGATGTACCACCATTCGCGGAACCCGTCTTCGCTGTCGGCATCCGTCTGATGTTCAATTGAGTAGCTCATCAGTAAACCCTCGGGTGATTTGCGACTGTTGTGTTTACATCAGTCAATGCGATGCGGCCAACTGGGTCAATAATGCTTCTGACATGCGGAAGATACATTCTCAACCCCTGCGGTCGTGCCCTATGGCATTTAAAGCCTTTCGCTAGACTTGCTATTTCAGCCGACAATAGCGTTTGTTCCCACACGCCGAATTCTGCATAATCCCCAGTTCCAAATTCCGGCAATAAAGGTAAATAGTTTAAGTTGAAATCCGGCATGCTGTTAGACGTTGTACTAGGGACTGTGAGGTTGAATGACAATGTTTGTTGGGTGCCGTTGATATACGCTTTTAAGCGTGTTGCGTTTGTTCCGGCCGATCCGTCAAAAGCCAACGCATAATGGTTCCATCCAGTGATGTTTGAATCTACAGAGCCAAAACTGTTACTGCCGTTTCCGCACACTATGTATAGAATATTATCCGCTGCGTGATAAAAGGCTAGCCGTTGAGTAACTGATGAATTTGAGCCAATGCATTGAACTGTACTGCTCGCACTTCTTCTCATCCAAACCGACAACGTACAATATGTTTTATTGTTAGCGGCAGTCCATGTACCGTGCAAACGTTGATTGTTTTGTGCATTGCTTGCCATCACGCCACCTGCCGCAGTTCCACAGCGATCAATTCAGCATCTCCGCTCATCGTGTCGTTGGTGCCGTCGTTGCCGACTCGGGAAACTCGCACGCGGTACTGGTCGCCTGCTGCAATGCTGTCAATCGTGGTGCATGTAATCGCCGTGGCTGTTTCAATTCCGCTTGTGCCGTTCGCTGCGCCAGTGCCTTCGGTGGCTGTGTCAAAATTGTCAGAATCGTTGTCGGTGCCGGCATCCTCAAACTCAACACGCCACCGCACGTTGCCGCTGGTTGCAGTCGTCGCCATCCAATGAATTCGGGCGCTAATCCCGCTGGAGAGATTAGCGCCTTCCGGGATGACGCCGACAAACGTCGTGGACTCTACAGCCGCGTCGTCAAAATCCAGTACCGCGATTGAGTTGCGGGTGTCCAACGTCGCGAAGTTGCTCGCCGGTGGCTGGCTGGTCATCGGGGTGAACCAGGCCAGGGTTTTTGTGCCGCTGCCACCGCCAGATGCCGCCTGAAATGTCGGCAACGCACCCGCGCCGTTTGACGTTAGCACTTGCCCGGCTGTGCCGACTCCACCGCTTTGCACAGCCCCCGTAGTAGTCGTGCCTCCGAATATCGGAGCGTAAGCCGTCAGGGTGGCAACACCCGTGCCGCCGCCAGCTACGGGTAGCCCGGTTGCGTTCGTGAGCGTCAGCGCAGACGGTGTTCCGAGTGCCGGCGTGACAAGCGTCGGAGAGTTTGCGAATACAAGCGCACCTGTGCCTGTTTCGTCGCTGATAACCCCCGCAAGCTGCGCAGAGGTAGTCGCGGCAAATTGACTCAGCGGGTCCGCAGTTTGAGCATTGCCGCCGCCCGAAAGCGTTGCGTATTCCAGCGCATTCGCTGCTGCATTTGTGCGCAGAATCTGCAAAGACGTGCCAAGCGCAGTCAAGCCAGTGCCGCCATTTGCCACGGGCAGCGTGCCAGTGACGCCGGTTGACAGCGGCAGGCCGGTTGCATTTGTGAGTACCCCAGAAGCAGGGGTGCCCAATGCCGGGGTGACAAACGTCGGGCTTGTGGCCTTAACGTAATTCCCCGTTCCAGTGGTCGCAACGCCCTGAATCGCAGTTGCACTTGTCCACTCTGCAGCCTGGCCGGATGACGGCGGTCCAACTGCTGTTACGTCACCGCCGCCGCTTCCGCCCGTGGCGTTCAAAGTCGTGCCGGAGAAACTGAGGTTTGTACCGAGCGTGATTTCTTCAACTGCGCCGGTGCCTGCCGTGCTGCGACCCAGCAGTCGCGCCGTGGACATTGTGATTCCGGTTGTTGCTGGCAACCCGGTGGCATTCGTCAACACAAGAGCCGAGGGGGTTCCAAGCGCGGGGGTTACCAGGGTCGGGCTGTTAGCAAATACCGCAGCCCCCGTTCCGGTTTCGTCCGTCAAGGCTGCCGCCAGATTGGCGCTTGATGGCGTGGCCAGGAATGTGGCAACGCCTGTGCCCAGGCCGCTCACGCCGCTTGCAATGGGCAGCCCTGTTGCGTTGGTCAGCGTGGCGCTGCTGGGCGTTCCAAGGGCCGGTGTGACGAGAGTTGGAGAAGTGGCGAAAACCAGAGCGCCTGTGCCTGTTTCGTCCGTCACTGCGGCCAGCAAATTGGCGCTGCTGGGCGTGCCGAGGAACGTGGCAACGCCAGTCCCCAGCGAGGTAATGCCGGTGCCGCCGTTTGCCACCGGCAGTGTTCCGGTGACACCCGTGCTCAGCGGCAGGCCGGTTGCACTGGTTAGGGTCAGCGATGATGGAGTGCCACCCGCGCCGTCCAACAACACAGGGGCGCCGGCTGATCCGACGTTGACGGCCAGCGCGGTTGCGACGCCAGTGCCTGGGGTGACGGTTGCAAGGGCGCCAAGATCAAGCCCCGCTCGAATGTCGATCTTGTCTTGGCTGGTGACGTTTACGCCACCACGTTTTAGGGTTGCCATGCTTACTCCAGGGTCAATGTGTCTGCGTCCAGGGACAGCAGATCGGTGTCTAGCGTCAGATCGTTGCCGACGTACTCTGGCGGCGCCCCACCCACCCCAGGCGCAAGCGGGCTGCGCAGTGCGGGCTGTAGCGGAGATCCAAGGGGGGATGCGAGCATGGCGGGGGCTTACTGGGCGTCAATCAAACGCAGCGACAGAAGGGGCGCCATTTGCGGCATTAAACCTGTAGTCACGCCCGACCACCACCTGCAACAACAGCGAGCACGGGCCTCTGAGGATGGTTGTCTTCTGATCCCCGAGGAACACCGGCTTTGGTGCTGCATCGCCGCTGCCGCGCCGGGTTTCCAAAGTAACCATTGCCGCGTTGTCAACGTCAACGGTGATGCTTGTGGTTGTCGGGGTCCACCAGTTGCCTGGCGTGCCAATGGCAAGCGTCTGGTTGCTGTTGGTGATGACTGACATGCTGCGTGCCTTTCAGGCGGCAAGGAGCGCCGATGGCGCAGCAACCCGCCGATGGTTAATTCACGCAGTCTGCGGGGCCTGCCGTGCCATTTCTAGGCAACAGCGGCACAACGCACGGAACATAATCAGATCTCGCGCAGCCTAACGCGCACTTCCCACCATGGCGTCATGTCCACCGGCAGCGGGGCGGCAGCGAAGCGCACGGTGTAAGTTGCGCCGTCGCCCGGATCCGTGTAGGTCACGTCCAAAAGGCGATTCGTAGCGTAGAAAGTGTCCAGCGCGTTTTTTTCGGTCCGGCTTAGCCAGTGAACGATGGTGAAGTCTGCCTTGTCTGACGGGTAAAGGCTGCGCACCCGCAGCGCGCCGTTTGTTGCGCGCCCGGTCTGGATTCCAGCGTCCCTCTCGGTGTTGCTGGTACGAAGTGTCATCAGTGTGGGATATGCAGCCATGTCACGGCCCGTCCATGGTCCAACTCATCTTCATTACCCCTATGTCAACAGACACGCCTAAATAATCAATGATGAAAATTCGGAAGCCCACCCGCAAGACAGATGGCCCTTCAGCCAGCCGCCAACCAAAGATCACATCGCTAGACAACGGCACAGGGTCCGCAAGGTCAATGCCTATTAGCTCGTTGACCGTGCTGTAGTTGTATTCCTCAGTAATGAGCAGCGAGTAGTCATCACCAAACCCGCTGGTAACAGGCAGCGCCCAGTAGTCGTGTATCGCCCCCCAAGACCACGCACCGGCCCCTGTTTTGATGCCGCCGTATAACAGCCCATTTGGTTGGAACTTCCAACCGATGTACCTGGCGGATGTCGTGTAGGACGATGCGCCGATAGGGGATGTCAGCACAAGCGGGTTGATGCCGTTGACGCCCAAGTTCTGCACTTTGGACACGCCCAGGCTGCGGATCAACTTCGGGAAGCCTGAGCGCGTGAACTCGACCGTCAGCGTTACGGCGCTGATAAAGGCCGCCATGCTCGTAAGCGAGATAAGCGCGCCGGCCACCGAAGCCGCAGCGTGCGGATGCGACAGCACGGTCACGGTCCAGTCGCCCGTTTCCGTGGTCCCATTGCGCTTGAGCGTAGCTGTCGTGGTCAGGCCAGCGAACGACGGCACGAACCCGCCCACATGCGCCTCTGCAATGATCGTCGCTGGGCTAAATGACACCTCGTAGGTGTCGGCGTTTTCGCCGTCCTGCGATGTGATGCGCGGCCCGTTCCATTCAGACGGTGCAATCAAGTCAGTGGCCGTAGTTGACGATGCAGTGGCGGTAGTCGCCCACCTGTAAGAGCCTCCGCTTGTCGGCAGGGTCTGCACCCACGATTCCGTCAGGCCCGTGGCTACCCCGGTGGCAAAGGTGTAGGTCACATCAGCCGATGGCAACGCTGGTGGCGTTGATGTCGTCGTGCGACGAACCAGGGTCACGGTGGCGGTAGTGGGTGCAATCTGCGCGTTCCTGACTGGCGGGCATGTCCAGTCTGCATTAGGGCTGGTGCCGATTGGTATTGCAGTGCCGGGCGTGCGCGTGGCGACAAGCACGTCGGTTTTCCATGTGGGCGTCGTGCTGGATGCCGGCTGCTCTCTTGACCACGTAGGGCCATCATCTAAGCCCCAAGCGACAAACCCGGTCGGCGGCGCGTATGTCAGTTGCGATGTCTTGGCGTTGAGCGTTACTTTGCACGCGCTGCCAGATTCTGAAGACACTTGCGGCTGATACGTGCCAGCGCTAAGCGTGCCTTGTTGCCCAGTTCCTGCCGCTGGGTCGCCTGATGCTAGCCAGACCCCATTGAGCGACACCCAGACTTTGCGGCTGGATAGGTCAAACGCAAACCCGATGACATCGTTTGCAGCCAGCGCGGCACCAGAAACAACCACCGACGTGTTTACTCGCACATTGCCTGCGCGCCGGTAGCCGATGCCTGAATTTGATGGTTCGTTGCCAGGAATGTTGCCTACCGTCGCAAGACCGTACTCGTCGCGGACGCCATCCCCAAAAGATCCAGAGTTGATGTAGACGATTTCAAAATAACGTTTGTCGCTGGCCCCGGTGGCATAGCTTGGACTGCCGCCAAAAGTGCGGACACCTGTGCCGGATGCGACCTCTGCCGTTCTGCCGCTGTCCGTCAAGGTCAGAGTTGTGCCGCTTGCTGCCGTCCATGCAACCGTTGATCCTGCCGATGGGCTTGGCGGCACAAAGACATCGCCCGTGAAGGTGTAGGTGCCACCCGTGGGGCAAACCGGAACAGTCGGGTACTGCGCGTAGATCGTCAGCACCAGACTGGACAGTCCTTCAACCGGGGCAACCGGCCCGCTGATGTCTGGCGGGAATCCGTTGTACGTCGGCGCCGTGGTCACGCTGTCGCTGTAGCTTGCCGCGTCGTGCTCAATCAACGACAACAGCCACCGGCCAGCGGCAGGGTTCTGAATCTCTGTGATGCGAAACTTGTTCAGGCTCAGGCCGATGGGGTGCGTAACCCGGATGATGTCCGCGACTTCATGGCGCACGCCGATGTCGAAAACCTCAATCTGCGTGGACACGTCCTGGAGCGTGAGCTTGTTCAGGCGCTCGATGGCTTCCCGCTTGGCTTGGCTGAATCGCTTCACCCCAGGCATTCGCACCTGCGACAGCCGGTATGGCTTCGTTGACCCAACGCCAGCCAGTTCAGCATAGGCCGACGCATCGCGCCAGGGCGTTTCGGTGGTGTCGGTGTAGATGACTTCGACCACCGTTGGACTGTTCCCAAGGTCGCGCAGGGTCAGCGGCGCAATGCTTGCAATCGTGCCGTCAGCGTGGGCATACGTGGCCACATAGCTGTCATCCTGATCTGGCACCAGCTTGATTCCGCTGGGGCCTGGCAGCAGAAAACACCCGGCATAGGCGCGCAGGGCTTCAGCAATGTCCGTAACGCCAGACACCGACGAAAACGTGACGCCTACGGTGCGGCGCTTTTCGCTTGGGCTTCCGATCAATGCATCGTTGGCATCGGCTGTTGTGGCCACCGTTGCCCAGTTGACGGTTTCGCTCGCGCCGTAGACCGTAGAGCGCAGAAAGTCACCCAGAGCCAGGGCCGGGTTGTCGCTGTATTCCCAGGTGCTTGGCGTGGCCAGCCGGTGTGATCCGCTGCCGCCTGCGGTGCTGTCTTTTCGTGGGTCGTACAGCTTGCGGCCAGAAAACAACCCGGTCACTTGAATTTCGGTGCTCACAGCAGACTGCGGCACGCTTATCACGCTGTAGGCATAGCCTTCCAGGGTGTCGGTGTACGTGATGCCGTATTCGGCAAAAGCAGCGACAACCGTGGAGTCTGCGCTCGTCTGCGTGCCGAGGTAGGTCGTGACCGTCGCGCCACCAGGCAAGGCTTGGCCGTTCAACTTGACATCAGACAACGCAGAGCCCGCAAAGCCCCACAGCACTTGAATCAGGAGCGTGGTAGTGTCGCCAGGCTCAGGCGCACCGACGTTCAAAATCAAGGCGCCGATTCGGTCCTGCCCGTAGGTTAGCGGCACAACACTGTTGGCGCCGGCCACGCTGATCTGGCGCTTGTCGGCATCGCTGGCCACGCCGTTTAGGCGCTTGGCTGCAGGGATGGTGAGGGTCGCCCACGGAAGGGCACGGATAGCCATTACCTGTCCCTCCGTGCTAGCTTAATGTCCTGGCCGTTCACACGGATCACAGTGCCAGGGGACTGCAAGACGGTGAACCCGTTTGCCGCGTTGACGTAGGTGCGTGGGGACTGCTGAAACTCAGACCGATGGCGCAGAGACACACGAACCTCGGACAAGCCGACTTCTGCGGTGCCGCCAACTGCTGACGCCAGCAGCACAACATCGCCGGATGATGTGGCCGCAGCGTCATACCCGTAGATCGTGATTGGAATGTCTTGGATGCCCTGTGCAATCACAAACGCACCGGCCACGTCGTCGGCATTGCCTGCAACCAAGGTTCCGCGCACAGACAGGGCCTGCACCTGCAATCCCTCGACCGTGATGTCAAACTTTGTCCACGTCTGGCTGTTCCAGCTAACCGTGTCGTGCGAAGACCATCGCTGAATAGTGGAGTAGTTGAGTTGAATCAAGTACGCCGGGCGCTGTACGGGTCCGGTGAGTGCGTTACTGTGTGCCGTGGATAGGGTTCGCATCAGTCGCCACCTGTTGATGTGCGGCTGCCATCATCGACGGTCGTTTCCCAATACTCGGCAGAGCCGTAGCTTGGTGTTCCGGTGGTCATCGAATTGCCAAGCTCTACGATGGCGTCACGCACCTGCTCGACAGCGGTTTGGACTGCGTTTGTTGCTGCGACTTGGGCTTGTTCTGCGGGTGTGAACAGCCCCCCGATGACGCCCATTTGTGGTGCCAGCGCTGACAGCGATGCAAGCGACCCGCCCACTTCTTCAATGTACGCGGCCACGTCTGCAAAGCTGCCTTGCGCCTGCAGAAGCGTAGCCAACTGCTCGGGCGTGTTGCCGCTGTTTTCGACAAGCGCGCGGAACTGGTCTTTTGTGCTGATGTCGCCTGTGATCCCAACCGCTGCCAGCGCGTCCTTGATTTCGCGGGCCTTGACGCCGGCCACTTCGTCGCGGCTGTAGTAGTTTTCTACAAAGCTCTTTGCCTGCGAGCGCAGCGCATCCATGCCGCCTGCCATGGCGATGAAACCCTCGCGTGCCGACACGCTTAGCCCGGCCACGCGGCTGAACACGCCGCCAAGGGCGTTTAGGTCGGTACTGAAGTTCTGCAGCGTGGCCAGGCGGGACAATACTTGTTCGCTTGTCTCACCCAGGCGGCGGAACTTTTCGACGGCGCTGTCAAAGGTGGCGAACACACCATCGGCGTAACCGCGCAGGGCTTCCTCAACCCGTTTTGCGGATTCCTCTGGGGTGCTGAAGGTGACATCAACGTCGATGGCTTTTGAAAAGGCTTTGATTGCGTCAGCAGGCAACCCAAGCGCCTCAGCGTAGCCGCTGGCAGTCTCACGGACCTTGCCGGCCATGTCGTTGATGGCTGCGACAACTTGGTCAGATACACCGCTCGTGATGGTGTAAACCTTGTCGCTGCGCAGCCAACCGCCTTTTTCGCGCACACGCTCATTGAAGGTGCCATCAAACCCGCCACCGCCGACAGTGCCGACAATGTTGCGGCCCTCAACCTGTGGCGCACCACGGCCGATGAGTTGTGCAATTGCCGTGGCGCCGATGTAAGCCGCTGCTGCGATTGCAGCGTACCCGGCAACGCTCATGCCCGATGCGCTGGCGCTGCTGGCGCCGTATCCGGCTGTACCTACAGCAGACTCTGCCAAAGCGGCATTGGTGGCGCCTGTCGCTGTTCCTTGTCCGATGCCAAGGAATGCTTTTGCACTGCTGCCGTACTGCTTCAGTATCGTCCCCAGCATTCCAGAACCACTGTCACCGCCACCAAACAACTGCAGCAAACCACCCATGCTGTTGCCGCCCGTGCCGGCCATGTTGCCGCTGGACTGGAATGCCTGCGCCATCCATTTCTGGACCGTATCCATGATCGTCTTGACGGCGTTGTTCAGGATCGGCTGGACAGTGGGCCGCAGGACCAAGGTGCGGAACAGGTCTTTCAGCAACTGGCTTGCCGACTTGCCGCCGTTGAAGATGGCATCAGTCAGGGTCTGGCCGATCTGGTCTGTGACGCGCTCCCACTCACGGGCGCTGTCTTCCGCTGCCTTCTTGTTTGCCTCGCGCACGTCGGCGCTGCTGACAATGGATGCCAGCCGCTTGCGGGCCTCAATCTCGCGCTCAACGGCGATGTAAGGCTCTGACCCTGGCAGGAACTTCTCAAGGTTTTCTTCTGCCCTGGCGATGGCGACCATTTCAATTGCCAGGGCAAGGCTAATGTTCTGCGCTGCCGACAACTGCGCCGCGCGTTCCTCGTCCTCAAGCCCAGAGATTCGCGCCGCAAGCGATGCAGCAGCGGCCTTTTCTGCGCTGCGCTGCTTTTCAATGTAGTCCTCGATCTGCTGGTTTTCTTTGTTGCGCGCAGCAGCACGCTCGGTCGCCATCTTCAGGTCGCGCTCGCTTTCCTCGCGCATACGCGGCTGCATTTCCAGCAGTTCGCGCTGAAGCTCTATGGCGCGTTCGCGGGAGATGAAACCGCTTTTTGCGGCGGCATCAATGTCAGCCGCATCCTGCGCGTAGTTGGTCGTGAAGCCTGACAGCTTCAGCATCAGCGCAATCTGGCGCTCGATTTCCTGGTTGTTGGTTTTGGCCGCAGCGGTCTTCTTGGTGTAGCTCTCCGTGATTGCAGCCTCAACCCGCTTGATTTGGTCAGGGTCAACGGTCCCGCCACCGGCCCGGACAGCCTCAACATTGCGGCGGTACTCGGTCAGTTCGCGGGTCAGCTTCTGCTGGTCAGTGAGTGCCTTTTCGTTGAACTTGCTCAGTTCGCCGGTTGCCTTGATGGCGGCCTGTGTCTGCTCGGCTTGCAGGCCACGGGCGGCGGCCACTTCCATTTCCACAACGGCGCGGCGTGAAAGGTCGCGGACCTCTTGCGTGCGCTCAGGCACCTTGTCTCGGCTGTAGATGCCCTGTTGTGACGCCTGCAGCTTGCGCTGTGCCAGTTCCAGGTTTGTCAGCGTGGTATCGGGCCGCCCGACGCCTAGCATCGCGTCCCATGTCTCTTTTGCAACGGTCGTGACGCTGCGCCATCCGCGCTCCAGCAATCCAAGATGGCCTTCCAGCGCAGGAATGCGGCGGTTCATTTCTTCGGAGTACGCGCGCTGCGCAAGCGCTGCGGCTTCTGTAGCTCGGCCCTGATCTTGCAATGCCTTGATCTGATTGAACAGCGACAGGGTGAGGAAATTCGTCGTCTTGTTCAGTTCGATGCTGGCCTGCACCGGGTCTTTGCCAAGCAATGCCATTGCCTTGACGGTTTCCTCAACCGCAGGCCCGCCCGCGCGCTCAAGCTCAATGGCCGTCATGGTCATGTCGCGCAGCGCCGTAGTGCCCTTGATGCCTGCAGCAGCAAGTTGATTCAGTACCTCAACAGCTTTGCCCTGCGTGCCGCCGCCAATGTTGTCTATCTCTGCCGCCAGGGATTGCATCTGACCAGCGGTAACAAAAGCGGCTTCACCGGACAGGATCAACTGCCGTGCGGTTTTCTCCATCTCTGATCGACCGGCCAGAAACGAGCCGCCCAGCACAGCGGTTAGACCCGCCAGGATGGTGAACGGATTCAGCAAGCCCAGCACGTACCCGCCCAAGGCTTTGAAAGCCGGGACAATGCCGCCGAACGTGTCTTTCAGTTGTCCACCCTGCTGCAACAGAACCTGCAGCGCGGGCTGGCCAGCTTGCAGGCTGGTCACAATGTCGGTGAACTGCGCGGGCACTGTACGCAGCGCAGCATTCATGCCCTTGGCAGTCATGCCGGTTTGCGCTTCAAGCGCTTTGACTTGCGTAGCCGCACGCGCTGCAGCCGTACCAGCGCTGTTGAAACTGCCGTTTGCTGACGCCGCCAGCGCGTCGAGTTTCCCGTCAACGCTGCGCAGCACCGCAAGCAACTGCTGATCGTCAGCGGTAAGGGTAACGCCGATGTTTGTGCTCATGCCTCAGCCTCGTTTAGCGCTTGCGGAAAGCATGGCCCGCAGCCCGCTGGCAATACGCTCGCGGTCATCCTCGGTTGGCTCTGCAGCCCATGGCGGCGGACATCCGGGATCGGTTGACTTGGATAGCTGCCCGACGTATTCAACGCTGGCAAGCCTGATCGCGCGGGCTTCCCAGGGCTGCAAAGGATGGGCAGTGAGCCGTTGCCATTCAGCAATCTCGGCCCAGGAGACGGGCGCGGCACCCATGCCACCGGACCCGGCGACACCAAGCTCAAGCAACATGGAAAGCAGCCGGCCAGCGTTGTGCACTGGCGGCAACGGTGGGTCAGCGCCGGCTTCTGTGAGCCTGCGTAGGCGTGTGGGCTGGCGCTCTGCGCGCCTGCCTTGCTGCCTGCTGCCTGCTGGGGCTTCGGGTGTTGCATTGAGCCATGCCAGTTGCCGCGCGTAAAGCGTCAGCTCTGCGCTGACTGCGGCGGAAAATTTGCCCAGTCATCCAGGAAACGCTGCACCTGGTTCGTGATGTAGCCCAGGCGCGGGTTTTCGTAGATGGCGCGTGCGCCGCCAGGGACCGGGAAGTTTTCGACTTCGCGGGTGCAGGCCACCAGCTTGGTCACTTGGTCGGCCTTCTGTTCGTCGGCTGCGCCTTTGTTGGCTTTGCCGCGCAGGGCCGCAAAAGTGCGGGCCTGGGCTGCTGCGTCCAGCTTGGCGGTGATGCTTACGGCCTGCGAACTGCCAGGGCCGTACAGATGAAAGCGGACAGGCTGGCCAGCGTGCAGCATGGGTTCACCTGATGGCGTTTCCACAGACAGGATGCCGACTTCTGCCGCTTCATACGCCGACAGGTCAAAGGGCTTGGTTTCTTCAGTCAAGGTGCTTCTCCGTTGCGGTGGGGTAAAGCTATTTGCCCGTGCCTAGCGGGCGCTCCACCGCAACGTGGAGACACCCGCCAGGTCGGTGCGGGTTGTGGCGTCAGGCTGTGGCGCCGAGAATCACAATGTCGTAAGTGACAGACGTGCCGCTGCTGCTGTTTGCGATGCGCAGCAAGTCGCCAGTGCCAGCGGTCACTGCGTAAGCGGTGGCATCCGGTGCGCCGATGGCAAACAGGCCGCCAGGGCGCACGGTGACGGTGTGAGTAGCACCGCCAACCCAAGTCACAAACTGGTTGGCAGAAGCGCCACCCACAATGACGTTGTTTGTGTTCGCGGCAGACGGGCGAATCAGGATGGCCTTTACCCTGGCAAAGGTGACCGTCTGGCCAATGGCGTCAACCAGCGAGCCGGCCAGGTCCAGGTCTTCGGTAGCGCTGGCGGCCAGTGTGCGCGTGTCGGCCCAGATGCGGTTGATCTGGTTGGCGCCTGTGCCGTCGCTGAATGGAATGGTTGGCCCGTATGACAGCGAATGCTCGACAGCACCGATGTCAACCGTGCCAGAAAGCAGCCCGACGATACTGGCGGATAGGGTAGCGGTTGCAGGCATTTTGTTCCCCTATCAGGCGGCCAACGACTCAACGATGCCGACACCAGTGTTCGAGGTGGTGATCTCGACCATGATGGTGGCGCTGGTGATCTTGTTCACGTCACCGACGCCCACCTTGAAGTTCATTACCTGAGCTTGGAAGTAGTACTTGTCGCCGTTCTGAGTGGTCATCTCAAAGGCGTAGTTGTTGTCGCTGTTGACAGCAGACTTGGCAAGAATCTGTCCGGCGTCGTCTGTGTCCAAGCCAAGCTGGAGGGTCATGGTGCCCTCGTTGAAGCTGCCTTTGAACTTGACGGTTCCACGGTTAGCAACCGGGTTGTGCGTGACCAGCGTGTATTCCCGCCCAAACTCACCAAAGTCCGTGATTTCGCCGATGGTTGTGTAGGTCAGTGCTGAATAGCCAGCAGTGTTGAAGGTGGCAGGCACGCCAGCGCTGATCTTGAGAAGGCTGCCGGCTGATGTACGAACGGCCATGGTTGGCTCCTATAAAAAGTTCAAGCAGCCACAGACGCGCGTGGCGTGCGGTGACGGACGGTAAAAACTGCGGTGCATTCCGAAACCGTGGTGTCGGCTTCGTCTTGCGTGTTCCAGGCGATGCCTGCGGGGTCTGTCTGCAATGCAGCGCCGCTGAAGTACGGATCGGCCATCACGCGCCCGTAAGCAGATGTCATGTGACGATCTGCCAGCGTGTCGCTTGCTACTCCACCAGCACTGCGGGCCAGGACGCGCACGCGAATGCGGGTGTTCCACTCAACGATGTTTGAGACGGTCACCGGCAGCGCTGGGCTGTCGTCAAGGTCAACAAAAATCTGCGCGTTGACAGCTTCAGGCATGGGCCTACGTTTGCCGGCCAGCACGCCGCCATCGACCAATGCAGGTGCCGCGCCGATGCGCGATGCAAACAAGTCGCGGAAACCGTAGTGCAGCGAATTCACGCCGCCTCCAGTTCAAGGATGGCCATACCGCGCCCATCGTGGCGGGCATCGGCAATCGTGAAGGCGCGCGACCGCGCAAACACTGGCTTGCCAACAGGGGCGGCAGGAAGCAATGCGCTTTGCATCACAACGCGAGGGACGCGGCAGACGGCCAAGCCGTCCCCGGTGTCGATTGCTTCGTCAGGCTCGTGAAAGTCGCCCTGCACATCAACCCCGGCAACGCGCACAGTTTCTCCAAACACCTCCAAAACAGCGGTGTTCACGCGAGTCTGCAGCGCGGCCCAGGCCATGTCAGGCTCAGACTGCGGCCAGGGCGCGCACGTTGATTTCGACCAGCACCACGTTGGACGTTGACGCGGCGGCCTCGGTTGCAACACCGATCTGGAAAAAGCCCGTTGCGGTCTTGTCCCACTGCTTGGTGGTGTTGTCCCAGAAGATCGCTTCGCCTGCCGTGAAGGCCTTGGTGCTGGCGTGCGTGGCTTTGGTCATGCGGAACACGCCTTCTGTGCGGCCGGTGAAGGTTGCGCCAGCGGCTGCGGTGGTGAGCGCCACCACAAAAAGCGAGCCGATGACGTACCCAAGACCGGCCACCACGCCACCGGACGGCGCGATCAAGGTCAGGGTTTCGCCAGGCTGTACGTAATTTGCTGCCATGTTCAGTTCTCCAGGTGTGTGGCTTAGCCGCCAGCGTTGGTGATTGCGCCGCGCCCGTCGATGCCGGCCACGCCGTAGTCAAGGCGGACTTTCCAGCGAGCGCCATCGACCGTGAAGCCGTTTTCCATTTCCAGGAAAGGCGTGTCGTTGCCGTCCAGGAAGGCGACTTCCATCGCCGGGGCGACGGACGGGTCTGCAAAGATGTAGCGGCGATTCCCAGACAAGCGCGGGGTGTCCACGATGTCGCTGAACAGGCCGCGCACCACGTTGGGCCGGCGCTGGTTCTTGCTGGTTTCGTCGTTGTACTCAGCGCCGTTGATTTCACGGGCGCGACCGCCCAGGCTGATCGGCACCAGCAGCACCTGCGGGCGCAAGTCCAGGTAGTCGTTTCCGCCCACGTCGCGTTGTGAAGCCATAGCCACACGATCTAGCTCAATGGCCTCAACGCTCAGTGCGGCGCTGGTGGTGATGTTGCTGCGCGAGCTGTGGAACAGCGGGTTGCCGTCCAGCAGGGTCGGGCCAGCGCCGCTGTTCAAGGCCAGCGATGCGTAGACATCGGCCTCGATGGTGCGGCGGGCAGCACGGCCCAACGATGCAGACAAGCCGACGAACGCGCCTAGGTCATCGTTCACCACCGCTTGGCGCGACAGGTTGATGATGTTGCCCTTCGTGGTGGCGGTAATGCTGGACTTCTCGCCGTCCGGGATTGTCATGTTGGTGAACTCGCCCAACTCGTTGACCACTTGCAGGTTGCCAAGTGAGCCCACGCGGTAGCGGTTGCTTGCGCGGAAGTCGCTCACGGTGCCGCGTGCGCAGAAGCGCGACCAGGTATCAGGCGCCACGGCATATGCCGCCTGCAGCGTCTTATTCATGGTGTTCTCAAGCAGCACCGGGAAGTCGCTGGTCGATTGCGTGAAGGCCGCAGCAACCATGCCCATCTGGTCCATGCCTTCCGTGCGCACACCGGCACGCTGCAGGCTGGCGCGGGCAATTTCCGTCAAGCGCATGGCGCGGAACGGGTTGGCATTGATGTGCTTGCGCTGCTCAGGAGTAGCAACACCGGCACGGGCCATCAGGCTTGCGACGATGGCGTCACGGCGCTTGTCGCCTTCGTCTTCAATGGTCACCACGCCACCCTGAATCGGGGTAGACTGGCTTCCCAGGTGGGCCAGCAGCTTTGCAGCAGCGGCTTCCGGGGTAACGCTGTGGTCGCCTTCGCAGGCTTCCAACAGGGCCGGAACACCGTCGCGGGCGGCATAGGCCTTGAAGTGGGCGCGAATGCCTTCGCGGCGGGTCTTGTCTGCAGCCAGCGCCTGGGCAGTGATAGCCGCAGCGTCCGGGGTGGTGACGATGGTCGTCATGGGTGGAATCTCCAAAGTGGACGCGGCAGGGGCCGCAGGTGTTGCCGCAGCGGGTGCGGGCTTCAGGGGAACAGGGGGCGCCGCAAACGCTTGGGCAGCGGGCGGCAGGTCTTTGAAGCGGGACAGGTCGAAACGGGCAGACGCCGCAATGGGCATGGCCGAAACGGTGGCGGTTGAGAAGCCGGCCGCAAGCGCTTCGGCAGCGCTGTAGTAATGGTCTTTGTCGTCCGTCAGCATGGCCAGCGCATCAGCAACAGACATGCCGCCTTCGGTGGCGTAACTTGTTGCCATGGCGCTTGCCCAGGTATCAAGCCGGTCTGCCATTTCGCGCAGTTGCGTGGCGTTGCCGGCTGCGTAGGTCCACGGGGCGTGAACCATCAACACCGAGTTTTCGGCCATTTCGCGCACGTCGCCGCCCATGAAAATCAGGCTTGCGATGCTCAATGCCATGCCGTCAACGACGGTTGTGATCTGCGCCTTGTGGCGCTTCATGGCGTTGAAAATGCTGATGCCATCAGGCACCGAACCGCCCAGGCTGTTCAGCCGGACAGTGATCGCGTCAACGTCTAGGGCGCTGATTTCGCGGACGAAACTGGCCGCGCTGGTCGTTTCTTCGTACCAGCTTTCGCCGATGTCGCCGTAAATGAAGATTTCAGCGGCCGACTGCACGCCGCGCGCTGCTGACGCCGTGGGCGTCAACTTGCGAATGCTGTACCATGGGGCAGATTGCGTCATGCCCGGCACTTTCGCTGCCCTGCCGTGCCATTTCTAGGCAGGGCTGGCACTTTAAGCGCTAGGGCTAATCATCCGGGTCTGTCACCGAGTCGGAAGCTGGGTCGCTTTGTGCGTCCATGCCATTGGCTGCACCGCCCTGCAAGCTGTTCGCGCCGTCGCTGGTGAAGGTCATGCCGGCGCTGTCTTTGCGGAAGCTGCGTATTTGCTCCAGCACGTCGCGCGGCACGCCGCCACGTTTGCGGATGACTTCCACCTCGGAAGCAAAGCCAGCGCGGACCAAAGTAAGCCAAGCGTTGGCCTCTTTCAGCGGGTCAATCCACGGCATCTGCTGGGCAACAAACAGGCAGTCATCTTCCGTTCCTGGCGTCACGTCAGCAGGCACCGGAACCTGCCCGGACAGGCTGCACGCGCGGACAAAAGACTCCCACGCCGGCTGAACGAACATGCCCACAAACTCGTCGGTCAGTGTGGCGTAATTGACCCACTGCTCTACCAGTTCCTGGCGTTGGCTGCTGAACGTGCCTGAGTAGTCGCGGGCAATGCTGCTGTAGCTGACGCCGAATCCTGCAGCGGCTGCGCGCAGTTGACCCTGGCGGAAAGTGAACAGGTTTGGATTCGGCCTGTTGCTGTTAATCATGCCAATGTCTTCGCCCGGTGCAAGGTCGTCAATGACCGTGCCGGGCGCCAAAGACAAGGTGCGCGGGATGGGCTTGCCGTCTTGGTCAAGCAGCGGACCATCGTATCCGTCTGGCGTCTCGCGCTTGACATACGCGGTCAGCGCCGCAGCGATCTGGGCTGCGATGCGCTCGCTTTCTTCGTAATTCTTGATGTCGGCCAGCCGCGTGATGATGCTGGCAAACTCAGTTACGCCGCGCGTCTGCCCGATGCGGTCAAGCAGGGCAATGTGGTGCACAAGGTCTGCCGGGACAGATTTCATGTCCGAACGGCTGAAGATCGCACCTCGGATGTCGCCCGGGAACGTCTTCCAGAACCAGAACCGGCGATGTTCGCCCCAGGTGTTGCGCTCAATGCCGTTCACGATGGTCGCGCCGTCTGTGTACTCAAACGGACACAGGTCGGGCTCAATCATTTCCAAGCTGAACGGAATACGGCTGCCGTGGGCGTAAAGCTGAACGGGGCCGATCAACTCTTGGGCAAACGCTTCGCCGTCGCGTAGCCAAGTCTTGCACATCAGGCGCTGAACCTTGGTCCAGGTGTGGCGTTTGGTGACCTCTGGCTTCCGCGCCCAGTCGGTGTAAGCCTTGCGCAGCGCTGCCGCGTATTCGTCGTGGATGGTTCCGTCAGCCCGACGCGGCTGCGGTTCGATGCCGATGCCGTTGGCGCCGACGATGTTATTCAGCATCGTGCGCAGGATGCCGCGCGCAATGTCGTGGTTTCGCTCAAGGTCACGGGCTTGTGCGCGAAGATGCGTGGCGCTGCGTTCTACAAGCTGGTCAGGGCTCAACCCGTCGCGGATCACTGGCCGATTGCGGCCCTGCTTTGCGGCATCGTATCCAGGCATGCGCGCCAGCACGGTGCGGGCGTGCGCGCGTTTTAGTGCCGCGCGTGGCGACAGGTAGGCAATGGCGCGGTCTAGGGCGTTGGCGGTCATTACCAGTCCTGCGGGTTAGACACGTCAGCCAGCGAGAAGCGGGCGCCACCAAAACGGGGCACGCCGGCTGCGGAACTGGTCAGGCTTTGCACCCGGCGCTCCCACTCCTTGCGGCCAGCCTGAACCATGTCCAGGTCTTCCATGCGAAGCCAGCGGTCCAGGCCAACCCCGCCGATGCGGGTTTCCTTGCCAAGCAAGATGGCTGTTTCCGCCTGAATGTAGGCGTCGAGCATGGCTTGCGCCGTGGCGAGGGTCGTCATGTTGACACCCTAACCATGCGCGCGTGCCATTTCTAGGCAGGGGTGGCACCGTGGCATCACTTGCGCGTTGCCTTGCCTGCCAGTATGCGGTACAGCGTGCGCCGGCTGATGCTGAAATGCTTCACCACTTCGCGGTGGTTGCGCCCGTTGAACATGCGCAGAACGGCCTCGTCGCGCTCAGGGTTGATGGCCTGCGCCCGTTGACCTCGGATAGCAATGTAGACACGCCGGCCGCCCAACTGTTGGCGCAGTTCGTCCAGCAGCAGGTGGGCCAGCTTGGCAACCAGCGGGCCATTTAGCGCCTGCACAACGGCATCATGCAGTTCGTCACCCTGCGGGCGAGCTACCGGAGTCTGTTCAACCATTCGTCGCTCGCATATGGGTTAGGTTTGGAGGCCACCGGGCCAAGGCGGGACTTCTTCGGCTTGTCAAGCGCTGCGGGTTCAGGGGTTGCGGGTTTTGGTGCGTCTCGCACTTCGACTTGACCGGGCGCCAACCGTGCCGGTGATGGCGGGACCATGGCGCCGATTGCGCTTTCAAGCTGCAGCCACTGCGCTTCAGAGTGCTTGTGATGGTCGCTGGCGTGACTGGCAAACATGGCATAAACAGTGCAGTCAAGCGGTTCATTGCGCACGCCTGCCGCTTTCTTCACCCACCGGCTGGCACCGCCCCGATGCGTCTTGATGATGCGGCGCACTTCGCTGGTCAGTCCACGGAAAAACTCTGGCGGCAGGTGCTTGCTCATGTGCACAAACCCCTTGCGGCGCTGGCCTTGCTCTGGCGGGTCAAGGCGAAGACGACCAAACAACAGGTCTTTGGCTGTGTCAGTTCCTACCTTCCACAACCGAACGCCCTTCTTGACAATGCGACCACGGTAGTTCATGTCCTGCAGCGTGCCACGTCCCTTGATAGGCTGGTTTGGCTTGTCGTCGCCCTTGCAAGCGTAAACACGATCTTTGGCATGTTTCGCGCAGAACTGGTAAGCCTGGTGCGTGAAGTGGCCGCCAGTGTCAACGCCTGCCGCGTGAATGAACATTTGCGAACCGTTAGCGTGCGTACAAGGCGCCATCAGGTAGGCGCCAACTTTGGCATCCCATTCGTTTTCATCGGCCGGGTTGCCGTATATCACTGAGTAGTCCACGCACCATGATTCCTCGTCGCGGCCAATGGCATAGGTGGCGACTTCCCATCGGTCGTCCTGTGTGTCAACACCAGACACAAGCTGCAGGCCGCCTTCTGGCACATGGCGCAGCGGGTAATCCTCCGCGCGGCGGATCAACTCGGACACGTCGGTTTTGTCGGCTTCGTCCTCCCAGGTTTCCCCCAGGGTTTCGTTCACGAAGCCCTCAAGCGGTGCTTTGTCGCCGCCTTCTTTGGCGCGCAGGCATCCCAGGAACTGCCGCACGATGGCGGTCCATGTGGTCTGCGGGCTGTAGGCACTCCAGACGTGCACGGCAACATGGCGCGGCGGTCTGAGCAACTGTTCGCCTGCGTCGTCTGTCCAGCGGTAGTGATCCGCCCATGCCTCACACCTGTAAATCCCGTCATCGCTGACCCATACGCCGCGCCTCCAAACCTGCAAGTAGTCGGCTTGCGTGATCGGTTCCAGGCAGTGCGGGCAGTGGTGGCGCACCTGCTCAGGGTCTTCCTTGTCCCACTTGAACCCAAAGGCCACATGCTTGCCGCCCCAAAGCAGCGGGTGTTCAATGCCGCAGTGTTTGCACGGGACGTGAAACGACATCCGCACATCGGCCACGATTTCGCGCTTTTCAATGTGGCTGGTCCCTTTTCGTCGCGGCGTGGTTCCGGCAATCAGCTTGGGGAAGGTGGCGCCCTCCAATCGCTTGTAAGCCAGCGTGAACGGGTCAGCGCTGCCTTCGACTTTTTGGTCAAACCCGTCAAACTCGTCCAGCTTTGCCGACTGCAGCGTCATGCGCCTGAAGTTGCCAGCGCTCTTGCCGCCTTTCAGGTACAGGGCAGCGTGGCGGAACTTCTTGAAGTTCAAGGTGTTGAACTTGTTCTTGCGGTTGAAATCCGGGAACTCGTCGCGCAGCGCTTGCACGTCGCGCAGCATGGGCTCAATCTCTGCCTTGCAGAACTCGTCGCTGTCGTCGTCGGTGGGTTGCCACAGGCACTGTGAACGTCGTTTGTGCGTGGCGTCATACCCGACGCTGGCCATGAGCATCTTGGAATATCCAACCCGGGCCGACTTGCGAAGATCAACTTCTTCAATGTGGTCGTCGCCCATCATGCACAGAATGCCGCGCTGGAATGGGTAGCTTTCCCACTTCTGTTCACCCTGACTTGATTCAGCCGACAGGTAAAAGTGGCGTTCCGCCCACTGGTCCAGGGTCAGCGGCTCAGGCGCGCGGAGTGACGCAAGGCCGTGCTCGATGGCTTTGCGCAGGCTCAATTGCAGCGGGCGCTCCAGCAATTCCCACCACGCCAAGCCTGCGGATGGTGGGCGGTCAAGTACAGCTTCAGTCATTCGCCGTCGCCTTCTTCTTCCTCAACCTTTGGCTGCAGGGCCTGCAGGCTGGCGCTTTCAGCCATTGCGCAGGCCTTGGCCACTTCAGACTGCACCAGCGCCACGCCTTCAGGGGTCAGGCCTGGGCAACGCTTTTGCAACTTCAGGTGCAGCGGCTGCAATGCCGACACGATCCGGCCGCCCAGCGTGGCAAGCGCACGCTCCAAAACCTCGACGGGCGCGAACTCCTGGCGGTCAACTGCAAGCCGGATTTCGTCGCGCTCGCGGGCCACCTTGACTTGTAGCGCACGCTCAGCACTCAGGCTGTCGGTGTCGCTGTTCCGCCCGGCCGCGCCGTCGCGCAGTTGCGTCACGTAGGTAGTCAGCCACTCATGCGCAGTTGCACCCTTGGGGAGCGTGCCGTCAGCCATCAAGTCACTGACGCGCTGCCGGCTGATGCCCACCAAATTGGCAAACACCACGGTCGTGCAGGGCTTGGACAGGTCTATCTGCATCAGGCTGTGCCTCCTATACTGCACAACACCGCAACTGGGAGCCTGCTATGTCCTTCTTTGCCATCCTGGCCTTGGCGCTTGTCGTCGCTGTCACGGCTGCTATCGGCAGCGGAACAAACACCGCTTCGGTGGTCGCCGTCATCATCTTTGTGCCGTCGATCATTGCGCTGTACTTCGCGCCGGCCATCCTGGCGAACTGGCGCAAGCACCCACAACGCATGCCGATTGCCGTGTTGAACACGTTGCTGGGCTGGACGCTGCTCGGCTGGGTCGTGGCGCTGGTGTGGGCGTACACGGCTCAGGCACCGAAGATTGAGGCGGCGCAGTAGGGTCATGGCTTTGGCGTGTTGAACTTCTGGAACACGCTGGACGCCGACGCATTCCATGCGGCCTCGGCATTTTTGACCACGTACTCGCGGACGGTGCCGGCAAAGTCCAGGCGCGGGCGGTAAGCGGCTGTACGGACAAACTTCAGAATCTGCTGCAGTTCTTCGCCGTTGCGGCCAGCTCGCCGGTAGACACCAGGCGGCAACCATGATCCTTTGCGGCCCATGGTGTTCTTTCCGGGCTGCACAGCGAACCATTCAGTCTGCACGCCCATCTTCTTGGCGCGCTTGACGCTGGCGGCACTGATGCCACGGGCGCCTTTGGTGTCTGCGCGCTTGATCTGCAGCACGTTGACCACCTGGGCATAGATGCGGCCCTTCAGGTTTCCAAACCCGTCGATCATTCCCAGCTTTACCGCACTGCTGCCCGGCACAGACACCCAGCCACCGGGCAGGTAACCCATGCGGCTCAGAAGGTATTCCGTCCGTTTCTGGCGACGGCGCGTGGTTCCGGCCACACCAGGCTGCATGTACTCGCGCGGGGCCTTGCCAGCGGCTTCCTGGCTCTCAGGGATGTAGACATCGGCCTGCATCCGGGCTTTGGTTGCCGACTTAAACCAGACGCCACGGATGGTGTACGAGGTCGGTCGGTCAAAATCCACCGGCATTTGCTTTTGGACAGCATCACGGCCACCACTACCCAGTCGGGAAAGCATCGCAGCCTTCACGTATGGCATGGCCTTGGGCATCTTGTCGCCAAACAAGGCCTTGGCATTGCTCACGTCAATGCGCGTTTGCAGGCTAAGCATGGTCGATTACCTCGCGTTTTGGTTGGAATGCTACCGCAATGGGCCATATTGGTGCGGAAAGTAGCGATAGTGCGCGGTCGAATTTACC